TTGCAGTTAAAAATCGGCGTCGAACACCAACGTTTTCGGCGTCGCCTTTTTCTTGCCCACGTTGAACTTCGAGTACCCGGTCTCTCGCTTCTCGAAAAAGTTCGATTTCGGGGCCCCCAGACTAATCGAGTGCATCCAATCGAAAGGCATGATGGCGTTCGGGTAGATCTTCGTGACCCCGAGCGCGATGCAGATGCGGTTGGCGATGTGCTCCACGTACCGCTCCATGTCCTTCGACGACATGCCGATCAATTCCACCGGCAAACTATCGCGAACGAAGATCTTCTCCGTTTCCACGGCGCCTCGGATCATCTGCTTCAACTCCGCCTCGTCCATCTTGTGTTGGATGTACTTCTTGTAGAGCAGCACCGCGAACGAGTAGTGCAGCGATTCGTCTCGGGAAATAAATTCGTTTGCTTGTCCTAACCCTGGCATGATCCCTTTCACGCATTTCAAGTAGAAAATGGCGGCGAAGGAGGCGGAGAAAAACAGACCCTCCACCAGCGCGAACCCGACCAACCGAGTGGCCAACGGCAGGTCGGGGTTGGTGTACTGCATTGCCCAATCCGATTTTGCCTTGATGCATGGGTAATGCTCCAACGCGTGAAAGGCTTTGTGCTTCTCCTCCCCGGTCAGCAACCGGTCAATGAACAAGGAATAGGTCTCGCTGTGGACCTGTTCGATGCAGGCCTGGTAGGCGTAGAACCCCAAGACTTCGCTCCACTGCATTTCCTGCATGAACTGCTGCATGAGGTTCTGGTTGATGAGCCCGTCCGACGCGGCGAAGAAGGCGAGGATGTGTTGGAGGTAGGTTTTGGTATCGTCGTCCAACTTCTTCCACTGCTGCGCGTCGTCCTCCAGATCGATTTCTTCCGGGAACCACATGCATTCGGCCTGCTTCTTCATCATTTTATGCAAATCCATGTGTTCGATGGGAAAATAGGTCCATCGATCCTTGTTGGGTTGGGTTAAGGGTTCGACGGGGAGGTGGGACATTTTATATCTACGGTCCGATTTTTTTTGGGAGCGGCCGAAAAAAAAAAGGCCGGTTTTAACAAATCGTGAAAAAATGTTGCGGCCATACAAAATAAATGAGCGACGACAAGGATATTGTATGGCAAGAACAGCATGAGGACATTCTGAAACGGTGGGCGGAGATCGGCAGTAGTTACCGGTATTTGCACGACAAATCCATGAACAAGTTCAACAAGCAGAACATGGGGTTCACAATTCCGGTCATCGTCATTTCGACCATCACTGGCACCGCATCCTTTGCGTTGACATCCATGCCTGCCTCGTGGCAGCCGTTTGCACCGTCCGTGATCGGTGGGTTGAATTTGATTGGAGGGTTGATCACGACCATTAGTCAATTTTTGCGCGTCAGCGAGTTGCTCGAAGGGCATCGGGCGGCAAGCATTGCCTTTGGTAAGTTTTCCCGAAACATTTCGGTAGAACTGTCGTTGCCTCTGGACGAACGGGAAGTTTCGGGGCACGAATTCATCGCCAAATGCCGGGTGGAGTTGGACCGCTTGTTGGAGCAGTCTCCTGGCATACCGATGGATATAGTGAACAAGTTTGCGCGCACCTTCAAGAACACGGTGTTCACGAAGCCAGAAATATTGGAGATTCGCGCCGTGGACGTCTTCCGGTCCAAGGCAGTCAAAGAAATGATCACGGAAAAGGCGAGTGTGTTGGCGAACCAGCGGTTGGAGCAGAAAACCAAGGACGAGATCCAGTTGACCGACGTCAACAGTGGAATCAGCGACATGCTGAGTTCGTTCCGGCTGGCGGTGGGGGAGGACAACCGGAAGAAAATCAGCAAGGGGGCGGGTAAAAAGATCGAAGATGACCTGGATGCAATCGTGGACGAGGTGGTTTAAAAAAGCAACTTGTTGGAGGAGATTTTTTTTTCAAAGTCACTAATAAAAAAAAACAATGTCTATATCCTTCAACACCATCCAAAAACAACCGGTTCAATTGTATGATAAATCTATGTGCGCGCACTGCTGGCAGGCTGGCGCGGCACAAGCATGTGTGGGTGCCCCTGCATGTGAAAAACCACACTATCACGTAACAGGTTCAACTAAAGTAGCAACCAACACGCCGTGTGGTTTTTGGCCGTTTGCCGCCTGCAAATACGAACGCAAAAACACATATGCACCATATACATACGACGATAAATGTTACGAGGCAAACAAAAACAATTGCCCAAAAGGAAGAAAAGGTTGTTGCTCAGCAGTATGTAAAAAATATTGCAAGTAGATTTGAACGTTCGGGATTTTTTTTTAATGCAACGTTCGTTTGAAGCATCGTCCCATCACATCTGTAGGTTCCCATTGCTCCCACTGCTCCTCCACTTCGTTCATCCGCTTCACCAGCGCGCTGTGGGAACTCGGTGCTGCCGTCCACTCCACTTCCACGGCCTCCTCCTCTTCCTCCGAGTCCGAATCTTCTTCCAGCAGCGCCTGCTCCATCTCCGCCAACTGTTGGTGCAAATCCTCCTGGCCCCAAAACGTATACGTCGGAGTAGGAAGCGCCGCCACTTTCATCCCCAACAAGACATCTTTCCGGGTCACGCTGGATCGGTGGGCGGCCTTTGCGTAGTGCGCGGCGTGCTGGAAGGCTTGTTTCGCAAAGACCATCATCAACCGTTGCATGGTCCGTCGTTGGTCGGCCGTGAGGGGGCTGGCGACCGGATCGAATCCAGTCCGCATGTTCATTTTTTTTTCTGTTTCCATAATAAAAAACCACCACCATGTCCGCACTTCGCAGAATATCTCGCCGAACATCTCCAATCCGCCGAACATCTCGCCGCCGCCGATCCATCAGTGGGGGGCGAAAATCGGACAAAGTCCCAAACAAACCATCGTACAAAGACCAGATCAAAGCCGCCTTGTTGGCATTGAAAGAAACCCGCACAGGCAGTTCCTTACCTGCCATCAAGAAGTTTTTGGGCGCTTCTCCAGCGCAATATCGTTTCATCAATGCGGCGTTGCGATCTGGGGTAGCAAGCGGCTTCTTTATCAAAAACAAGGGAAAGTACAAGTTGAGCCCGGAAGCAAAGAAAGGTCCAAAGAAGAAAAAGAAAAAGAAGAAAAAGAAGAAGAAGAAGGCACTACTAAAAAAGTGTTCGGATAACAAAATACGGTCTCCACGGGGCACGCGATGCCGCCCGGGCCCTCGCACCCCATGTCGCGACCCAGAAAAACATTTGAAGCGACGCAAATTGAGCCAGCGAAAGACGAAGCATGGGGGGAAAGTGTACGAGTGTGTAAAGAGAAAAAGACGCAAATCGAAAAAATAAATTAACATATTTTAATATTGCGTTCGGATCGTTCGAAAAATATACGGTATTTTTTTCCAAACTACCATGGGCGAATTCGCAGCGATCCTCCAGCGCGTCAGCGGCATGCGGATCAAGCACATCCGATTGTTGCTAGCCTTGACTAGAAAAGAAGGCGCGACCACGAACTCGTTCTCCCCGGAGTTCGGGATGACATTGGGCGAATTTTGCACCGCGTACGTCATGACAAGGCAACGGAGTTCCATCTTGGATATTTAAAGAATTCTTTACCACACCATGTATACCGTAGGATGCTGGTCCATGGTGTCGTTGGCGTTGACCAACGTGTCTTCTTCGTCCATGATGAACCCATCGAACTGCTCGTTCGCGTTCATCATCGGTTGCACTATCCAATTGAATTGCCACGCTCGCATGTTGCGCGGGATTTGCACGATGAGAGGGTTTTCCACGCAGTCTGTTGTATTGCCTGTCCTGTTGACGACCGTGACGGTGACATTATTGTCGGTAACTACTGGAACCGCCGGTCCCAACAGCGAGATATACGTTTCCAACTTGAAGTTGACGCGATTCGTCCAACTATCTAATGCGTGGTAAAAAGACGCACGATACGCGCATGCGTGCGAATAGTCTTTCGTCTTTTCTTCGTCTGAGCGGTCCGCTTTTATTTTCGTTGGGGGCGCGAGCCAACGCCGTGTGATAGCCCTGATGTACCCATCCAGTTGCTTTTCGTTCATTTGCTTGTCGTTGATGAAGTCTACGTGAAACTTCGGATTCCACGTTTTGCTCTTGAATTTTGAAATCAACGGTTCAAACACGTGTTGCAAGATGCAACAAGTCAACTCAGCCTCCGTCATCTGGTCTTGCAACGCTAGTTTCAACTGCTTGCGTAAGCCATCGAACGCGTTCTCTTTGTCTTTGAACCATTCCCACGCATTTTTCAAGCGTTCCATCGCGGCGTTCTCGTCCTCAAGTTCTTCCTGGCTGAACATCTGTTGCAACTGCTTGTAAATTTTTCGTTCCCGTTGGTTGTTGGTTTTGAGTCGTTCCGTTTCCATTGTTAAGTCTTTTTTCTTCTTCTCCATCGTATGTAGAAACTCATGATGGTCGTGGTAGAATGCAAGCGCCTTTTCAATCTGGCTTTGGTTCGTGTTTGCTGGAATGGTTTGGTACAACTCCCATGCTTTTCTCAAGTCGTTCATGTTGTTGAGGGCGCCGCCCATCTTTTTCACCGATTTGTACACTTTCTTTTGCTGCGCGGTATCTGCTTCCATTTGGTCCATCCTTCGGTCCATGCTTCGCGTTTTCACTTCCATGGTGTTTATTTCCAGTTGTAACTGTTCCTTCTCGGTTCGCAATTGAGTTAATTGGCACTGGAGTCTTTCTTGATTTGCCGCATGCCGGGTCCTAAGTTTGCTGACCTGCATCGCAGCATCGACTTTCATCTGGTTCGTTTTCAATTGATACTGGTTCCTCTCGCGTCCGATCCTTTGCCTTTCCAGTTCGATCTGAGTCTGCTGCTTCTGCCATTCTTTTTGCAGTTGCTTCTGCTTTGCCGCAACTTTGCTGGCATGGCCTTTCAATTCCGCAATAGTTTGTTCCAACGATTCACACTTACGTTCGAACTGTTTGCATTCTGCGGTGTTTATTTTTTCCGCTGCCAATTCAACATTTTTTGATTGCAAGATTGCTATTTGGTCGGCCAATGTTTTGATTTCGGAGGTTATATTATTATTCGATTCGACCACCAACATGGTGCTGGTGAATTCAAATGTCTTCCCTCGTAAAAAAACACTTTTTGTCATCAGTTGATTGATTTGTTGTTCGTGTTCCGGATGTTTCAGACGCATCATATTCAACAAAATCGTATCCGTTGCGTTCTCCATGTCTTTCACTGGGACAGATGGGAAGATTGGGCAGCAGAAGTCACGTTTCATGTTTTCTGGGCATGTTTCTGGGTTGATGGTTACCAGAAATTCTCCATTTTGTTCCACCAACGAAAGAATCCATGGGTATGTTTCCCACAAAAAAGAAGACGACACTTCCTTCGTTTTAAAATAGAACGTATGGTCAAGATTGTAACAAGTAGTTGTCATTTTTAACGTCGGATTCTATACATACATACATATATATATATCAGAGAGAATAGTAATAATTATATAATAATTAGAGTATATATATTTATTTTTTTAAGCGGTATACCGGTCAAAATCGCGGGAAATCCAACCTTAAAAAATGCGTTTTGTTAAGTTTGTAAGTTTTTTAAGTTTTATTCATCCATCCATTTTTTGTATTTTCCCCTCAATTCCTCCGCACACTCCTTCAACCGTTGCAGCCGGGCGCACTCCCCGCAGGTCCGATCGAAACAATCGAGGCAAATATCCATCCTCGCTTCGGTTTCGTGTTGGTAGGTGCTGGTACGCACCAACATCAACAAGGTAAAAGAGCGCCACTTATACCAATCGCGCTTTGTGACCACCATGACGAGGTCGAAATGGTCGATCATGTACCGGAGCATGCCACCGATGCTCTGCGTCACCGGTTGCTCCTCCTCGTGCAAATAGGACCAAATCTTGGACTTGACGGTCTCGTCCATGAAATCGTAGAATTCATTGTGTAGTTCCAGTTTGGACGGGACCAAGAGGTAATACTGGTGAAACCCCATGTACGATTTGATAATGGCAAACAGTTCCGGCGGGAACCACATGTTTATATGTTTACGCTGAAAAAAAAATACATATCATCGGAACTACCTCCCTGCCGCGCATACGAATCCAATTGTCATGGAATGTTCTCGGCCATGAAAATTCACCAGGCTGCCATCAGGATTTCGAAATTCGATTTCCAATTCCCGAATCGTCCTTTCAGAATTGAAACTCAATTCCATGATTTGATTACGGTTGATTGTGAACGGGGTTTGCATGATCAACTTTGCAAGAGGACCACTAGCAATTGTTCCTGCACTGTTTTTAAAGAATTGATGTTTGTGCTTTTCGGCCGGTGCTGTTCCTCCTGACACCTTTACATACAACAGAATATACGGAATCGGGTCGAAATTGAACTGGTTGTCGAACAAGTAAAAGTTCCTTCCGGACAGGCGGGTTCGTGGTACACCCAGACGCTGCGCCAGACTTGGACTATCCTGGATTCCCGTTCGTCCATCGGATTGCTCATTGAACTGTGTGTAAGGGTTTTCAATCTCAAACCGAGGTGGATCTATGAACCCGGTGGTTAACCCATTTATGTCGGTGTCGGCCATAGGAGGTACGTGGCATCCCACGACCAGAATCAACCCTAGTCTCTTGCACAAGTTACAAATATTTGGAGTAAATTGGGTGTCTTGTGTGACGTTCGTGATTGCAACACCGGATGTAAATTGATCGCTATCCGTGCTGAAAATGGAAAACACTTCCAGTTTGGACTCCGCATTCGCATCGATAAAACTACGTTTCACCAACCCAATTACTTCTCGACCGGCTGCTGGGCCCGTTGGAATGGTTTGCGCTACAAGATCTCCTACTGCCACTTGAAGCCTGTCGGCTTCCGAAACGGTCATGGTTGTGGCGTAACCTGCACCAAGAACTCTTGCGGTCGTGGTCCATTCCTCCCCATTTTTTAAATAACACACGTCGTTCGTTTGGTACGGCAACACCAGATCCATGTTGTCCATGAACATGAGGCAGTTGTTGTTGACGAAGACGCGGGCCTGAAAGGAGGAAATAGAAGGGTTGAACGCTTTGATGCAAAATTTCTGCGTTGCTGGAACCGTGGACGAGATTTCATAACTGTACTTGTTGAATTCGATCCCGAGCAAGTTGGGCCACCGCACGTTGGACTTGCTGGCGATACTTGTTGCTGGCCCGTATTGGATTGCATCGACGTTCAATGCATGGATTAATTCCAAACTGGATTGGCTAAAATCCAACAGGAATGGAAAATCATCCATACCGAAGAAACGATACTTTCCTAATTCGAACTGTGTTGTGCTAAACAAGACCTCTGCTCCCGCCCCTTCGTACGCGCAATCGATGGTTACATTTGGAAAATTGGCATCTTGTAATCCGACCCGTATCGCTTCATTGAACAAGAACGGGGTGCTGTAGGTACCTGCCTTAACCGTGACCTCCACCGAATCCAATCCGATCAACACGCGGAAGGTGGTGGATTGGCTCAAATATCCAAGCGACATGAATTGCGGCAACAAGGTTGCCACGTCGCTTGCGGTATAATCTCCCACGGGTAGAGTGGCTCTCATCTTTGGCGCAACCGTGCTGCTGGAATCCCCAACGAATTTGAACGGCAACTGATCCATGCCTAAGAGCCCGAATTCCAAATTGTCCGCATACGCCCCGTCAACTTGTAGATATTCCACAGAATCTACATTTGATTTGAATTTGCCTTCGTCCGTGTACTCTATGGCAGTGTAACCAGCACAATGGTTCAAGAAACTCAACAGTTCCGGGACATGCCACGGCGCACGGTGTAAATACAGATCATTTGTAGTGATTTCGAATTGGTCGTGGCGCGAACTGTCACTTGTCACTTCAAAGGTAACTGGATCGATAGGAACAAAATTGTTTGCGTTCAATACTAGAAACGGTCTTGAAATGTTCGAGTTTGTCGTGTCGACGCCAAGCAACACCAAATCAGGGACGACGTGACCCTCCGCTTCTCGGGCTTCTTTCCAAGCGAAATACTTCGCCACGTCCCATGGCAACGGCGACTGGATTTGATACGTGATGTTGTCGTCCACTTGTGTGGCAATGCCGACGGTTTGTATGGAATTGAGATAATTCGGGACGAAAATATCGGTTTGGGTCCCGTTTTTAGCGAAGGAAATCCCGTTGGCCCCCAATTTGATTCCCTCGCTGAACGTCAGCGTGTTGAACCCTTCCTCTACGATGTACTGCGTGCGAGGCAACTCGATCGTCCCCAATCGGATCTCTTTTACCCTTTTTATATCCCGATCCAGTTTCACTGTGTATTTGGACGGCGTGTCAGTTGCCTTGGTCCGATCGCTAGATAGGAAACTTTGACTTTCGTATTCCATCGCGTTCGGTTTTGTTACAGGTGGTGAAAAAAAAAAGAGGTTTCGTAACTTTACCGCGCGTATTGGGCAAACTGCTCTTTTTTACCCATGGCCTTGGTGTACGGATCTCGATCGGGCATCGACATCCTCTGCATCAAAGCGTCGCGCGCTTCGATTGGCTCCGTGTACCGGCTCTCGTCGATCGAGGGGCGCATAAAATAATGCTGGATCTGCTCCTCCACGGCCAACTCCCGCGTCTGCTCCTGCATCCGTTCGTTGACCAACTTCTCCTCCGCTTTTTTCTGTTCGACCAATTCTTGTTGTTGCTCGTTTTGCTTCTGCTGCTCCTCTTCCCTCTCCGACGATTGCTTTTGGAGCACGAAGTACACCACGACGCTGCTGAGTGCCACCAAACCGGGCGTCATTTTTCTCGTGTACGCGCTGTAGGCGCAGGCTAGCACGACGCATGTCCAGAAGATGAGGTCCAACATGGCTGTTTTTTTATGTATCCCCCACAAAAAAAATATGCGATCCTGGGAAGACGAGGTGGATTACCGAATGGTCCGCCAGCGCATCGTCCCGTACCACCAACACTTGCGAACGAAATTGTTCGGGCCACACGAGGCTTGCGTGCTGCAAAAAAATAAGTACCCTTACTTTGAAGGACACTACGTGCTGTGGATCAACCCGAAGTACGAGCAGTTCTATCGATCGTGGACCCGGATCCGCTCCACCATCCTCACGTTGTACCCAAAGGCGACGCGGATCTTTGAAAACCCGCCGGTGCTACGGTCGGTACCAAGGATCCGCCACGTCCACTTCAAGGCTTAGTTTTAACGTTTTTCTCGGTGGTCGGGTTGTTTTTGTAAGTTAGAAGGTCTTCTTAATATTGAAGAAAGTGCAATTGCAGCAATTATCCCTATGACGACGTAGAGAAAAAAAAATTTTTCCAGTTCCACGTCCACTTCAAGGCTTAGTTTTAACGTTTCCACAACAACAATCGGATTGACATTTTCTGTCACATTCGGTGAGGCTTTACTTTGCACCTGAGGGGTTAGAATATAAGTTAGAAGGTCTTCTTAATATTAAAGAAAGTGCAATTGCAGCAATTATCCCTATGACGATTGTTTTGGTTTCCATGGTGTGTAGCATATAGGCGTTGTTTCGGTCCACATGTAAAAATTTTTTTCTATTTTTTGGTACAACTACTTTTACTGTACCTTTTTCCACTAGTAAGTCGTGTACCGAAACACGAAATAGACGCTTTTGCTGTCGCAGATCGGGCAATTTTTCGTCCCGACGTGCTGGAGCGCATCCAGGCACAACGGGTGCATTTTCGGGTAGAACCCCATGCAGTTGCAGATCATCATCGCCACGAACTGGCCCATTTCTCCGCCGCAAAGGAAGCAGTGGGTCTGGAGCAACGTCTTCCGCTTGAACATCTCGTAGTTGGTGCGAACCATCGAAGGCCGCGGGGAGGCCAGCGGGAAGAACATGTCGTGGAACCGCAGTTCGTACAACTGTTTGCTGCACCGCAAGACCGGTAGCGGATTCGCCAGAAACGTGCAAATGTGAAAGATAACATCGGTATTCATTTTGTCCTTCGGGTGTTTTTTTTACCTCGGTAAAAAACGAAAAAAAACTTTATCATCCTCATTTGCCGCTTGTAGCACCCCGGTTTTTAAGTTAGTTGGGGACAAAACCATCAATGCCAGCAGGATGAGAATTATTTTATCCAATTTATTTTTTTCGACATCGCTTCGTTGGTTTGTTGTAGTAACAGTTACCGTCGCTCACTTTACTTTTCCGGCACCGATTGGTCTTTGCAAAAACCGCACAAGGCTGCTCTTCCTCGTCGTCTTCTTCCTCTTGTTCCTCTTCCTCTTCTTCTTCCTCTTTGTCTTCTTCCTCTTCTTCTTCCTCTTCTCCATATCCTTGATTTCTCCATTCCTCCAAAATCGCATCGCATTCGACAAAGTCGCCGATTTCTTGGTAGCCTTTTTCAAATCGCGTTTTTACCACCGAGTCTTCCATGTACGGAACGATGTCGGACTCGTGCAGTTCGCAAAAATACGCCGGCGTTTCCTCCGACCCGTGCTCGTCAAGGTAGGCAAGCACTGCTGATCTTACGATGCGCTTTGCTTCCTGATCACCGCCTAGTAAGCGACGAAAGCGGGCTTGTCGGTTGTACTGCCTGCGCAACACTATGTTTTTGGGTCCGCCTCCTTCCAATCGCAAAATATCTCTTTTTCTCAAGGGCATGGTTGGTTTGATTGGTAGTTGGAAAAAAATGGGAGACGCGGTTTACCGGTCCCCCAAATAAGTAACTATATATAGAAGACACACACATAATATAAATATAAATATAAATATCTCCCAAATGAAGTTCAATTTGGATCAATTGAAAGCGGAGTTGGGCGTGCTGGTCTTTGCCCGGGTGCTGAAAGTGGTGGACGTTCCACCTGCCCATTACTACGCGTTTGCAGACAAATTAACCTTGACCTCACATCGAGCCAACACACGAATTTTTTTCCAAAAGACCAAACGTCGCGACTGCATTCACGTCGGACCCGTACGGTACGAAGGGAAGGAGGAAGCGAAGTCGAGGGATATTGTGTGCGGGGTGGTGGAGTTGCTGCCGAAAGGGCCCACCTTCACGTGGTGGATTTCTGGCGCTTCCTCCCTCTTCCACTTCACGCAATACATCCATCGCCAGTTCACGCCGAAGAAGCATTCGAAAGTGCTGTACCAGCAACTGGAGATGCCCAACCAATCCGACGACCTCTGGGCCTTGTTTCTTCTAGTTAGCGGCGACGTCATCGACTTCGTCAGTGAGAAACTCGGGAAAAACCGGATTCGGCACCCGGCGAAGCGGCTGAACCAGTACCAGCAGAAAAAAGGCTTCGAGTTGAGTCGCCCTGTGGAAGAGTTCGTCTTTTGCGCGACGCTGTTCGCGCGGGAGGCGGAAATCTTCGAGCAGTTCAAAACGTTGTGCGAGAAGAAAGGAATCGTGTTGGATTGGTCGGCCTACTACGACCAGCAAAACCAGTTGGGTGGATTGTAGGGTGTCCCGCGGCAACATCCTAAAAAAAAAATAATATTACCGTGTGAAAAAAACGTATGGAGCCCTCCGCTTTCGTGTGGTACGCGCTTGGCGCGGCCCTAGTGTACGTGTTGATGAGCGCGCTGGACAAAGGTTTGAAGGCGCAGAAGAAGCGTCGGTTGCAGCAAAGCACGTGCGCCGATGCACCCACCATCTTCGTCTTGATGTACGCGTACAAAGACAACTACGCCGCCGCATCCACCATGCGCCACATGCTTTTGCACGCGCTGTGCCCCGCAAGATTGTCTTTCGGGATCGTGCAATGCGTCACCGCGACGTCCAAAGATGTGTATGGGTTGTACCAGCAAGCGAGCGCGTACGATCCTTACGTCAGCAAGACCATCCGCGTCAAAACCTTCCATGCTGGCCAGTATCCTACAACGTTGGAAGCCTACGACATTGCCCTCGATCAACTGTATGCCGGCGAGACCTACGTGTTGATCACAACCCCTGGAACCATATTTGCCGAGCAGTTCGACGTCGAGTTGACGAAGCAGTACCGATCTTTGCCGACCAAGCGTGCGGTCTTGACGAGCCATGGAAAAAAATTCACGATGGGCCAGGTCAAGCCCAGCGTGACCCCGAACATACTGACCTACATGGCGGCAACCTTTCCCGAGCATGTACCGGTGGACCAAACCGCGTGGTTCCCATGCTACCAATCGTACGACAATTGTCCAATTTTGACTGCCAGAGCAGCGCCCAACATGCAAGAACGGCCGATCCCTGCCATCGCATGCTCGACGATCTGCTCGTTTTTCAAAGGACCTCCATCGTTCCATTACGGCGGGGAGGACGGGTGGGACGCCAGTTTTGTCCTTTCGAACGCGTTGTTCCAGCAGCGATACCGCTTCTACGCTTCTCCACGTACGGTTGCTTTTCCCCGAACCACCTCTCCGAAATTTATGGTCAAGACAAATTTGGAAGGGTCTGGCAGCGGGTACTACAATTATGCCGGGGTGGACCGGACGACGTATGAGTGTTATGGCAGGGCAAGATTAGGGTTACGGGCCGGTTTCACCGCCAAGGATATTGAGCGAAAGTATGGGAACGACGAGAATTTCCAAATCGCCAAATCGACGTTGTAATATTTTTTAAATTTATAATTTATTTTTTTTACACATCCATGTTTAATTCTTCATCCCTGTTTAATTGTTCTGTCATTTTTGATCGTAACCAACGATTCATTCGCTCGGATTCTGTGGTATCGTCGTCGGATTCGGCGTCAGATGCGTTGTCAAACTCCCGTTTTAAAATACGAAAACTCAGCAACAAATTTTTCACATCTACAAAATTCGTGTCACATTTGTTCGTATGCTTGTACAATTGTTCGCAGAGTGTATCGCAGTCCAACTCGTTTTGATTTACGTTCGGTTTGATCGCTGGGATCGTATTGAAAAACGCACAGTAGGCAACCATTCCGATATACCACAGCGTATTTTTTTTCCAATCGTACTCCTCTTTCTTTCTTTGTAACGTCCTTCTCGCAGCATGCGTTTGTTTTAGGACTGTATTGTTGCGTTTTCTTTTGTACGATTGCGTTGTGGTGTGAAGCATCCTTTCAATTGTCTTGTACTGTCTGCCCAATTTTTGAAATTCCGGGTCTTTTTTGTATTTGAATCCGCTGACGGTCATCGTGCTGCCAGTTACCATTTCGATACAGGTGGTACAGTTTTGCATCGATTTCTTGCAGGTATCGCATTTGTAAGTTTTTTGTTTATAAGATAACAAATTTAGTGGTTTGGGTGTTGGGTTCACGGTCTCCGTTCCAAAATCAAAATTGCCGTCGAACAAAAACGTCTCTACATCTTTCAATAGATCGGTTAGATTGCCTTCGTCGATGCCGATGCAATTGGTGAATGTAGGAGTGTACGTCTTAAAATCCACGTCTTCTTCCATTTGTTGCAATGTATGTCGGACTTTCCGAATAAACAACTCAGGATTGTCAGAGAGATGTTGGCGTATGTTGTGCACGCATATCATGCAAGCCATCGATTTTTGATTGATGGAAATGGCGGCGGTGTATTCGTTTTGGTCACCGCAAGTATCGTATTTTGAAAACACATGCTCTTCCTTCGGTGGTACTTTTGTACGCACGACGTTGCATTCGTCATCCAATGTTGGCAGACTAATACGTCTATTTTCGTCATGGTATTGACATCTCACTCCAAAAACATTTTTACAAGTGGACATGGATCCTTTTTTCGTGTTGCAAAAGGGTTTGAACCAACCATATATAGTTTCACCAGTTACACTGGATTTTTCGTTTTTATGAAACGAATACATATTTGCTTTCAATTACTTCTTTGTTACTTGTATGTGTATATATCTATATTATATATATATATATATATATAATATATTATATATTCATATAGATATAATTATTGATTTATTGATTTTGTTTTTCTACCGGTTTACCGCTAAAAATTGGCTTTTTTGTAAGTGGTCCTCCAACGACACTGTCAAAAAACGCATTTTTAAAATACGGACAAGTAGATATAATATAAATATATATATTATATATATATATATATATATATATTATATATATAGTAAATCCACATAAATAAATTATATAATTATATTAATTAAATAATTAAATCATGCCTACATTAGCAGAATTGGACTTACGAGTTAAAAAGAACCTTCCAATTGGAAAAAGAAGGAACTTTAAACGAAGACTTCAACAAAAAAAAATTATATTGTTTCCCAATGTCCAACATGCTGGGAAAGAAAATGCTGATTTTCGATATAAAAGCCAAGCATGTCAAAATCGATTCGATGGTGTAGGAGAATGCACTAGATTGAGATGCACGTTTGCCCATACAAGTAAAGAATTAAAAGAAGGTTTAAGAAAGAGAAAGCAACACACTGGAAACCCTACGGTGCAGTGTGAAATGTTTAAAAGAAATGGATGGTGTAGATATGGCAACATTTGCAGGTTCAATCACGATCAACCAATCACGAAAACAAGCAATACGAAAGATCGCATGTACAAAACCAGCAGGTGCATCAACAAAAAAGACAAACACGGCAAGTGTGTATACGTCAATTGCAAATACGCCCACTCGGAGTTGGAAGTGAGACCTCTATACACCAAAAAAATTCAATTTCAATTGACTGAAACCGCACGAAACATCGATTACCAACGAATGGATGAGTTGTGGTACATGGATCCAATTTAAAATAATTATTAATTAAAATTTATATCGATTTTTTACGCTTCTTACTCTTCCTTGTCCCTTTCAATTCCGACAGCGGAATCCCGTTGCAACTCAACTCGATCGATACGTCCACCCTCGTTTTCATCTGAGGAATGCCAATATGCGTGCACAAGTTGATCTTATGCGCCTCCTCGCAACTGATGTACGCGTCCACGTTCGCTTTTCCCATTCGCTTCTCGAAAAAGTTCTTTTTCTTTCCAATGTTCAAGGACATCATCTCGTACCCTTGTTCCGTCAAGCGTCGCAACTCCGTCGCCTCGACTTCCACGTCGTTCAATCTCCCTTCGCTCAACCCCATCGAAGCATCGTGGACCATGATCGTGCCGATTTCACTCATGAACCGCAACTCGCCTTGTGAAAATATCAAGGCAGCCGCGCTCATCGCACATCCCGAGCAGACCGTCACGCACCGTTTCTCGGAACTTTTCATGATGTCCACGATCCGAAGCGCGCTGTACACACACCCACCATCGGAGTGGATGTAAATCATGATGAACTCGCAAGGGCTGTGTTCCAACACGCGGAAGTGCCGCTCGAACTGGATCGCAGACTCCTCGTCGATCTCGTCCGTCAGACAGATGTAGCCTGGATTTGGATTGCGCAGTTTGACGTGCTGGATGTGCTCGTTTATACTTAACGGTACTCTAACAACTTTTGCCATACTTTTTACTGTTGTGAAGGAAAGAAAAGTGAACCGGGTCAACGCATCATCATTTCCTCGTGGCGAAAATAAACCGTTTGTCCTCGATGGTCAGCCCGTGCTGCTCCGACATTTGCTTCCGGTTCTCCATGTCCAATGGTAAATACCGAAGGGACCGCACGCACCGCAAATAGTGGTGCAACTCTTCCGCTGGCATCCCGAACACCCCGAACTTCTCCCCGATCTTCCTCAACGATTGCTTCCGGTTGTACCGCCGCAGTTTGTCCCGGTGCTTCCACGACAGTTGCCGCTTCGGGACCAGCAGCGGCGTCGGCTTCTTCAACGACAACATGGCTTCTCGGCACGCGCCGACGCTGCTGAACCGCTCCGAGAACGCCACCACGTCCTCGATGTCCTCCACGTCATCCAGGTAATTATGAAATGCCCATTCTACCGCCCCATACGTGTACGCATGGCGTAACCCTGGGTTGGCTCGATCGCCCAGTATCATCTTGGCCACGTCGAAATCCGACAAGTCATCGTTTTTTTGGTGGCCCCACTGCAATCGGTCCAGTTGGAGGGCTTTCCGCACGTCCCCTTGCGCCGCCTTCGCCACCTTCCACGACTTGGTCCGCAACAACGATCGAATGGCGCTTGGAAACGGCGGGTACAGTTTGACGTGGACCACCTCGATGCCAATGAACCACCGCTGGATCTGGTACAAGTCCGATCCAGACAGAAACACTTTCATCTTCGGCTGGCCTTTCTTCAACTGTTTCTTCAACGCCGCGTCAAACCCTTTGAAGTACGCCGTTGCGCTGTCGTAGTCGTCGATGCACAGCAAGCATTTCTGCGGTTGCTTGCGCTGCATGAAATCCAACGTCGCCGTGGACGCCAGTTCCAGCAAGCGATAGCCATGTTTCTTTGCGAAATGCCTCGGCATGGTGCTTTTCCCCACGCCCACGGGGCCGGACACCATCAACACCGCATTCTCGTCGGTTTGGAAGAAGTCGTCGAGTTGGCGCTGCGGCTTGTCCCATCCCACGAACTTGTTCATCTTGATTTGAACACTGCTTGTTATCTATGTTTTTACACTTATATTGTCAAATTGGCAAGCCTGTATTTACCGGTAAACCGGTCATGAAATATATATATTTTTTATGAGAGCAATAACAAAACAAACAACCATGTCCATACAATTCGGAATTATCGCACTTGTAATTATCGCACTTGTAATTCTCCAAAAGCCAGTCGAGTTGCAATACGGGCAGGGACCATGTTGAAACGAGCCCAAGACCTTCTTCGGACCGGCGCGCCTGCGCCTGCCCTCTACGCCAAGCGACCCACGGAAGAAGTGAAAGCGCCGCTGGTGCAGACGTCGTACGAGTTGTACCCGTACCAGCGCCAAAGCGCCCATTTGCTCGAACAGTTGTACCGTGGAACCGAAAAGTTGAACATCCTATGCGCTTCCCCCACCGGCAGCGGAAAAAGTTACTTGATCAAGTATGCCGCGACACTGGCGGTGCAGCACAAGTGCAACCTTCGCATCGCCGTCCCGTTGGTAGCATTGGCGGAGCAGCAGTATGCCGATCTGTGCGATTTGTTCCGGGACACCCCCACCGTCGATATGCTGTTCCAGGAAGACGAGCAGGACATGTACTCCGACGAGTACTACTACGGAGGCCCGGCCATGGAGCCCGTCTCTACTGTGGGCCTGTGGACCGGACCGACCCAGGAGAACGAGAAAGAAGCGTTGATTTGCGTCTGCACCTACGAGATCGTGCAGATCCAACTGGACAAAAATCCACACTGGATGGACAATTGCCCTTGCCTGATTATTGACGAAATCCATTCGATGAACAACGATCGCGGGCATGTACTGGAAGCAATGATGACGCACCCGCAACTGCGCAGCAACATCGTCGCCTTGTCTGGAACCATACCGAATCCGGAAGAGTTGGCGGAAAACATGGGACGGGTCAATCGATGTCCCACGTATCTGGTGGGAGCCACCGAACGCCCGATCACGTTGGAATATTATTTGGACATCGGCTACCAATTCCGCAAGGTCGGGTCTGGACATACCATCGACGACGCGGAATGGAAGAAAGCCAACGAGGACCTGTACACGGAGAACTTGCCGGACCGACTGTCCTTCAACCAGTTGAAGACGCGCCTGATCAACATGGTGTACCGCCTGCGCAAAGAGGAGATGCTTCCGGCGATGTGCGTGGCCTTCTCCTGCCGCAAGTTGAACCAGATGGCGGACTCCGTTCGCGGGATCGATTTGCTCCATGAACAAAAAGACAAGTGGAAGGTCCGCATGCTGTTCAAGCGGTTGAAGCGCCGCATGGGAGCGGAGGACTACGCGCTGGTGGCGGAGTTGGCGGTGTTGGCGGAGAAAGGGATCGTGCTCCACCACAGTTGGCTGTGCAAGCAGTACTTGGAAACCGTGTGCACGATGGCGAAGCACAATCTGGCCAAGTTGATCTTTTGCACCAGCACCCTCAGCACCGGCATCAACCTGCCCGTCAAAACGACGGTGTTGACCTCGTCGAAAATGCCCTCGAAGCACGGCATGATCTGGCTTCCCAGCGCATTGTTCTTCCAAATTTGCGGTCGCGCTGGCCGCCCTGGATGTGGCGAGAAAAAAGGGATGGTGGTCCTCTGCCAATGGCAGAATTCCATGCATTGGCGGGACATCTTCGAAACGAAGGCGGAGCACGTGGAAGGCCAAGGGATAGTCAACCCGCGCACGGTGCTCAACTGCTTCCTCTTCGCCTCGATCGACACGAAGAAGATCCTGTGCGAATCCCCGTTCTCGTCCGTGGATTACTCCCACGTCCTCCCGTTCTACCACGAGTGCGAGCAACAAGTGAGCACCTTCCCTCCGATCTACGTGCAGCAAGCCAAGTACAAGTTGAAGTTCATCGAGGTTGCCACCAAATGCCGGCAAATCGTCCACAAGTGGGCTCTGGGACTGAGGGAGGGAATGGACATTCTGGTGGATGCGCCGTTCCCCCGGATGCACCCGTACCAATGGCGATTCAAGCGATGGGCGGAGCGTCCATTCACCTTCGAAGTGTACGAATCGGAAGACCTCTGCCAGGTTCAGTGGATATTGGACGTGAAGAAGGAAATAGGCGGCGTCATCGAAGTCGATACCATGCTGGCGGTGACGGAGATGCGGCGTTGCATCGAGTTGGTGATGGAAGGGCCGGAGGAGACGATCGAGGAATGCTACGACATGGTGGAAGCAGTCGCAGACATGGAACGCCGGTTTTTCACCCCGTTGTTCGGCGCCAAGTACCACCACATCGTGCGGAAGTTGGAGTCGCTGGGGTATTTGGCACACCGGGTCCCGACGGCAAAAGGCCGGTTGGTCAGCGCACTGTTGGCGGTGGAAGATCCGGTGACGTTGGTGGAATGCTGGTACCGCCACGTGCTGCCTCGGGACGACGTGCATCGTTTTCTGTCGGGGTTGACGTGCTTTTTGGTGGAGGAGAAGCACGACGAGCCGCACAACGAATTTTGCGCGCAGGTGAAAGGGATCTCGGATGAGGTGGACTTGTGCGACCAGCAGGCGGGGTCGTTGTACATGGGGCCGATTTACCAATGGAGTTGCGGAAATTCCGTGGCGGCGATCGTGCAGACGTATGGGGTCAATGTGGGGCATTTTTGCAAGGTGGTACAGCGACTGTGCCAACTGTTGCAGCAGATGGCCACCGTCGCCGATACCAAGTTGGCCGGGTTGTGCGAGGAGGGAATGCGAAGGATCAAGCGAGGGTTGCCGTTCCTAAGAAGTATGTTTTTGAATTCATAATTGTTCTCCATTCAATTCAAAAAACGCATTTTTTGCAATATATATTATAAAATATAACATAATGTATTAATATATATATATATATATATATATATAATATTGTATATTGTATATATTACACATATAAACTAAAAACCATTCAAAATTCAAAAAGATGAGTTGTTTTATAAGAAGAACGCGAATTATAAAAGAAATACAAGATGATATGGATAATATCATCGATGCAGTTTCAACTAAAATGGAGGAAGTCCAATCCAAAGTAACATTGCAAGAGAGCGAGTTGGAAAAAAAATTGAACCAACAATACGAAGACTTGCACCAGAAACTGGACTCTGAGATTACCTACAGACGAGCGCAAGAATTTGGTGAAAGCAAAAAGAGGAAAATAACGGAATCGTTGGAAGTGGCAAATAAAAAGTTGAAGTGTGAAAACGAGGAGTTGAAGAAGAAGTTGCAGCAATTGCAAGAGAGTGTACGTGAACCCGAAGAGTCAAAAGAGCAAGAACAATGTCTGACACGATCCGTGACGATCTACCCACATGGTATGGACATGCGAGCAGTTCCTCGTCCTCATTGGACGTTTACCATGGAAGAATTAAAACTGAACAGCGATGTTTACAATACTGACCAATCATTTCGTGGCTTAGTTGCGTGGAAGAAAAACGGACATACTGAAGAGATGCATGACATTATCAATTCGGTTTGTTTGACCCCAACTTTGAAACGCGAGATTGAAAAAAGTGGGAAAGCAGTTGTTGTCACTGTCTCCGTTCAAAAAACTAATGAAGAGTCAAAAAAACAAGGACAACGTTTAGTGCGGTATCTTTGACCCCAATAATATTTTATATTTTTTTTTCTAAATTTATTTTTTTTTTCTCCACTATTAAAAAAAACACCCCCCACCATGAAAATCCAACAACCTGAACTTATCCTCATCGCGATCGGCATTGCATTTTTCATTTTGTACTTCCAAGCAAGATCGGCAACGAACTTGCAAGAAAAAGAAGCCGGAACGGATTTCAAGGGCAAGATTCGCACAGTATGCGCCTCTACTGCCCTACCAGACTTATGCATAGCCAATGGAGACGCTATATTAAACCAATGCACATCATGCATAACCGATCCATCCGATCCTTTATGCAACCAAAAAATTGAGATGCCACAAGGACTTGCAGAGTTCGAAGGTTCCTTCTCGTGCAATGAATTGAAGACCAAGTTAAATTAAAATGTTAGGATGAATTTATTCTTATTATAAAAACAATTATATTCTTATTTTTTTTGATACGCACTTCCACCCATCTTCGCACGCCTCCAAGAGTTGATCGGTGGCATCTTCCTTCCGTAAAACCGTAAAGTTGATTAATAGTTTATCGCAAGGGACAATGTGGTGGATGGTCCAATTCCGATCCACGTAAAAATTGCATTGTCGTTTGCCATACAACTTGTACATGATATAACAATTTCCTTTTTTGTACGCAAAATACAAATTGTTTGGTTCTTCTTCCGTCTCCTTACGTACAATCTCATATTTGGCAGTGTTGACCCGCCTTTGTCGTTGTATGATGTCGGATATATCTTTGTCGGGGACATTGGTTCGACCAGTGTGAAATGCACCATGGACCTCCTTTTCAATTTCTTCAAACATTGCTTCCAGCCCTCGGTATTTTTCTTGAATAGGGCGAAAATGACTTTCAGGTGGCAATTCGGATTCTATTGGACCCGTTCCAAATAACGTTGGGTCCAACTCGTTCACTATACGTTTCAAATCGTCCATCGTTTGGATTGTTGTTTTTCCTCTTTGTCTTTTTTTCTTGTTTTCGTTTCTTTTTTGTTTCTTATATTTTCAATTATTTGATACGCGCGTGCCAAAGATACCGGTATACCGATACTTTCACCTTAAATGGTTTTAAAAATGAATGGACTAAAATAAATGGACGACATATAATTACGATTGTAGATAATTATATATATATATTAATATTAATATATTAGTGATATTAATATATATATATATATATATATTAATAAGTGAATATATATCAAAATGAATAATCATATTCGTCTTGACGCGTCGAAGCAATTATGCGACTATACTGACGAGGAGCAGAATATCCTGCGGCATTATATCCAGCCGGAAACCAATCGCATTTTTACCAGAATGAAACATTTCTCGTTCCAATTTGGCGAACATGGCGAGGTCTGGACCAAGCGAAAAAGCACGTCGTCGTTCCTCGACGAATTGAAGAAATTGTACACGGTCGAAGCCATTCGAACCTTTGTCCAGTACAAGAGCAAACACGAGATGATTTTGTACATCCTGCACTATTTGAAATCCATACAGTTGCCATTGCATCCTGCAACCATCGTAAAGTATACAGACGGGAACGTGGTCGAAAAAAGTGGTATTTATTACCAAGCCATGGCGCGCAAAGCCAAATTGCTTCATCTGGACATGAACAAAGCGTGGCCAAGCGTGGCAGTATACAAGCAACTGCGGCGGAAAGTGAAGAAACACGAGTACCTCGTCTTGCAGCGGGTAGGAACCACGTGGGAGCATGCTTTCAGTTGCTACGGCGCGGTGCTCGACCGACAATTGCTGCAGCCGGTGGCCGACGAATGTCGCAATTACAATCTAGGGATGTCGGTGATGCGGGTAGAATTCGTGAATGGAGAGCGACAAATACATTACGATCTCAAAGGGAGTGAATTGAACCATACCATACAAGCGGAGGTAGACGACTCGCCGTTCATGCTGGTACCCCTTTCCAATTTAAATAACGTCTGCAACAAGATATTCACAAAGCACTCGTATCCTTCACTTGAATTGTATACTTCCTACGCGGCAACGGTTCCGGTAGCCACCATCATGGAGGAGTTGGAAAAAAAGCCGGTGGTTTCGGGGTACCATGTCAACGTGGTCATGCAAGCCGTCTACAAGAAGAAAACGGAGCATTACTTTGCCGAAAAACAATTGAGTGAGGAAGGAAAAAAAATCTAGAACGGAAAAAAATCTAGAACGTACAACAAACAAATGGACGTGGTCTTCAACATCGGGTGGAAGTTGCTGCCGATGAGTTTGAAAATGGGGGTGGGGATCTACTACGTGGTTAGCAATGCCCGCAAAACGTACGAAACGGTGGCCTGGGTGTCGAACATGATGCCCAGCCGAAATCGTGGAGAGGAGCAAGACGAGCCGTATTGGGTGTGGGTGGGAGAGGACGAATTCGACGAATTGAATATCGAGAAAGTTGCCTAATAAAATATATTATTTTATTTTTTTTAAATGATGTCTATTGAATAAATCAACGATGGAGCCGTTGTTGCGTTTGCTCGCCGCGAAAGTGATGGATTGGATCTACCATTACCAAGGAATTGCACCGGTCCGAGGCGAACTGCCACCCAAAGATGCCTGGCAAGTCGTACCCTACCCTCCCTTACCGCGATGGTCCCATTACAAGGTCCTCTGCTTCGACCCCCCATCCCGCGTCTTCACCGACCCGTTCACCCACACCTCCCTTTACCTTGGATCTTCCTTCAATGCCGCGGATTATCAAGGATTGATGCATCGCAACATCCGCCACGTCGTCAACGTCAGCCAAAGCATCCCCAACTTGCACGTCGGCATCCACTACTACCGACTACCCGTGCGAGACGTCGCGGGAGCCAGGTTGTTTTTCAACACCGGCCACGCCTTCGAAGTCATCAAATTCATCCACGATCAACTCTGCCACCGTCGCCCGGTGCTAATTCACTGCTGGGCGGGCAGCAGCCGGTCCGCGTCGATCGTGCTGTTGTATCTACTGTGGCGACGACATTACACCAGCCTGATCGAGGCCTACGACGCCTTGTCGAGAAAGCGGAGAATGGTAGCGGTAAACCGGGATTTTCTACACGTACTGGAAACGCAAGTAGAAACGTTGCACTTGTACACGCACCAAGTGACGACACAAACAGAATATATAATATAGATAGATATTATAAAAAAATCAACTATGGACCACCAACAACCGGCAAAGAAAAAGCAACGAAAAAACGCAGCAAAGGCGATGGATTTTTGCATGACGATCAGTTCGCCCAGTTCGTTTAAGAACATGTGCGATGTCATGGATTCCATCCTGCCCCATTTCCATTTTCAAGTGGTGAAAAGCGATACGTTTCAAGGATTGAAAATTCGACAAATGGACGAATCCCACTGCGCATTGCTGTCCATCCGCTACAAGTGCGAAGTCCAAGTGGATTGCGACGACGACTTGTCGTTCTGCGTCAACAAGAAGACGTGGCGCCAGTTCATGAAGCAGATCAACACGACGGCCGTGTTGAAAATCTGCCGCTACGAAGGGGAGGATTCGATCACGATCCTCTGCAACGACGACGAGCATTCCGGGAAGCACAAGTACACGACCAATACGCTGGACGTCGACCTGGACGACGTCGGGGATGCGCAGGAGATCGAGTGCGAGAAGACGATCGAGATCGATCTGGAAGAGTGCAAGAAGTTCTGGCGCTTGTGCAGCAGCCAAGAGTGCGAGGAAGTCCGGTTCCGCTTCTTGCTCCCGCCGTTCGAGCAGTTGAAAGACGGGGTCTTCCACATGCAATTCCAAAACACCCAAATCAAGCAAGTGAGCGGATCCAGGATGTTTCATTCCCATTTCGTGGACGACAAGTTGATCGCGGATTTCAAATCGACGGTCAACGAGGAGGAGGATTACGCGGATTGGAAAGAAATCTACAACCAAGAATTCGCCGTCAAGTTGCTCAACACGTTCACCAAGAATTTGGAGAAGGAGCAGCGGCTCAGCATCGGGATCACCCAGGACCAGCCGCTCGTCATCAACTACAACCTTGGGATCGAGCAGAGCCACATCCGCTTCTACGTCGCCCCGAAATGCGAAGAGGAAGAATAAAAAAAAGAGAGTTCAATAATAATATTATTTTTGTTTGTACCAAAAATGAAAAAAAAAAAAAAATTTTTTCTCTCTACATATAAAAAACACACACCACACCATGAAAACCGAACAAATCGCCATGTACGCTGCAATTGCAATTGCACTTTATTTATTACTCAGAAGATCCACCCAGTTAATACCTGAAGGATCTGCTGACCACCCCAAAAACAAAGGGCTTTGTTAACGGGTTAATACAAACTTAAAAAAGAAACAGTGTACGAATTAGTATTTATTTTTTCTCTACATTCTCGTCTTCTTAGGCAACCGGCGAGGTTTCCCGGCTTGCATGCTGCTGCTTCTCTTCGTCGTCTCCTTCTTCTTCGGAGGAATCGTCGTCTTTCACGCCTATTTCGATCATGCTCTCGGTGTGCGACAGGCTTTTCTTCCTCGGCTGCTTCTTTTGCTTCTTGTATTTCGAAAATTGGCGGCAACTGGTGCAGAAAATCCGTTTCCACCAAGGCACGTCGTTATCGATGTCCTCGGTCCACTTGTCCAGCAAGCGGCCGAAATACACCACGTCCTGGAACCTCAATGCTCGGTCCAATGCTTCCCGAGCATTCATGTAGAGGTCGAACGGTTCTTTCGAATAATTTAATTTGACCTTGTACAGTTCGTCCAACGTCTTCGTCATGTGCGCGTCCTCGACGACCCTGCGCAATCGGCAGACCACGAAGACTAATTTTTCCGAAATTTTGGTCAATTCTTCCAAGGTTTCGGTGTACCGTTTGAACTTCAGCACCGACATGCTGACGGCGATGTAGGAGGTCAGTAGAATGGGAACCATCACCGACGACCGCCGCACATAGACGTTGTCGCTGGTGCCGAGGGAGAATTCACTTTTGATGGTTTCAAGGCAGGTTAGACTGGTAGAGATTAAAATAGTCAGTATATTCACGGTATCGTGCTTGTATTTTATGGTACTCGACTTCAACGCCAAAATGCTGTTGCGCCGTTTCAAATACTCGATGTTGGTGCGGATGTACGCGATGAATTTGTTGCGGGCTTTTTTGTGCCTTGATATCCTCTGCTGCTCGATCACTTTTTGAGCCGCCTGTTGCATGGGTAAATGTTTTACCTACGCCTTCTTTTTTTTCGAGGATTACAAGGATCCTTGAGAATGTACAGACTGTCGTCGTCCACCACTCCCACCGAATAGTGACGAGAGATTTTCACGGTTGGGTTGTCTTCTGGGTCCTCGTACCCTTTGCGAATCGAATATTCCCTGCCCTGCACGTATATCATCGTTCGGGACAGTTTTATAACCGCTTCCTCGCACGCAACGTAGTACGAGGGCCAATCGTCTAACGGAATGCCATCGATGCCATCTCTCGCCACCACCAGCAATTTCTGTGCATTGGCTTCGAAGGCATTGTCGTCTTCCATATCGTATTCCTCGTCGTCGCAACTTTCTTCTTGTGTTCCCAAACCAGTGAATTGCTTCACAATACACTTTTTCGCGAAGGTTGATAATTTTTCGTAAAAACTGGGCAGTTTCATATACGATTTGACATCCTCCAGATCTGGAAATCGTTGGCGAAACTTGCTGACTGCGCTGGCTGGAATTTCCTTATCCTCAATTATGGAGACTTCTTCTAACAATTTCCGATACATCTTGGTATATGTCTTATCACTCTCGTCATATTGTGATCGTAATCGTGTTTCTAAGGCTTTTAAAAAGGTGTTCATGATTGATACATATAATTATCGATATATATATATATATATATATATATATATTATATCATATTATTAATAATATAGCAAAAATAAATTAATATATTAATTATTTAATGGTCATATAAAATGCGTTTTTTTTCCACCGGTTTACCGCTTTTTTTTTGACTAAATCATTAATTAATATTATTTTTTGACTAAGAATATAATCTATATTTAATAACATTGAAAGCAAAGTATTTATATGCAATATATGATATATAAAATCATGGAAGACATTAAGTGCGATTTTACAGGAAAATCAGGTGCGTTGACGCATCAATGTCCTCGCAATCCTCATCATGAATATCACGTGGACAAAAATCATTATATGGAAATTGTGCAGGCGTTCAGAGACACGTCTCGGAACCACCCAATAAAATTGAAGGGTAGCACATTTACATGCAGCAATCCATTGGGACCGAAATTAGGAAAAGATCTAAAATTGAAAAAGGACGATACGCACGTGTTTTGCCTGTTGTGTTTGAAGAATATGAAAAGTGGCAGCGTAAAGAATATTGAGCAATATCGTTGCATTTCTAAAAGTATACCGAAAGACCCCGTGACAAAGAAAAAGAAAAAGAAGAAGAAATCTCCTAGAGTCTCCAAACAAACAAAAGACATTCCAAAATGTGTTAAGTCTAGTTGCAACCATTACATCTGTGACAATTGGAAATGCCCTCGCAACCACAGCCAAGATCAATACGAGAGAAAAGAAGCGATGAGTATACTTCGTTCGCTCCAGAATCGAATTGCTGAGAAAGATGGATCCCTAACAATTCAGGATATATTGAATACACGACCAAAGGTCCAATGTTTGGAGAAACTGAACATTTCGACGACACATGTCGGCAAACATGATGGCAAAACGTACCATACAAACAACGTGATTGACTTTTTCTATTCCAAAGTGCCTCAGATAAAATATGGAAACCTATCGTATTTAGGGATATACATCGACCGTGTTGTCAATAGTCTTCTAAAATATAGCAAATCAATCCCATCCGAAAGACACTTCGTAGAGGAGGTGGCACACCACCCAGAAAAAACGGAGCAACACGTAGAAGAAGAGCCTGGACAACTCTTATACGATCACTCGGAACAGGACTATCCAGAGTTGCCGAAAAGGGATATAACAGATAACCATGAGCCTCCGACAAATACCTCATTCGAACTTAATCAGTTCGATTCGAATGCGCCTCCAGGATTCAAACCATTTGATCAATTGAACATGTCACCATTGAACAATGTTTCTCCTAGTTTCAGCCTGTTCAACGATGTGGAAGTGATGCCAATATCACCACAAGTGATGCCGCAAGTAGATTCGTTGAATGCAGAGTTGGAAAAAGCCCATCAACGTATCAAACAACAAGCCGAAGAGATTGCAAGACAAGCCAACGAGATTGCAAAATTAAAACAAGCCTTGCAATTACTTGTCTCTTAAAAATATTATTATTTTAAATCTATTTTATAAACTATGTGTTATCGTGTCGAAACCCTCCGTTTTTCCTCCTCGATGTTTCGGACCATCGACTGCTGCTACGTGTTGACGATGGAAGGCAGCAAGCGGCGGAACGAGTACATGCACCAACTCCGGACCTTCAAGCCGTGCCGCACTGTGCACATCCAACACAACAAGGGTTACAAAAAATGCAAGAAGCAACTTTGCGAACAGAATTCCATGTATGATATCGGTCACGCGGTTGCGAACGCTTTTCAACATGCGCGCCGTTACAAGGGAAATATTATTGTCTTCGAGGACGATTTCTTCTTTCGAAACGACGTCCGGACAACGGACGTGGCGCGAATCGAAGATTTTGTTTCCTCCCACCCGTTCGATGTCTATAGTCTTGGATTGATCCCTTTTCTGTCGTATCCCAAAACGGCGTTTCACGCGCGGGTGCTGCTGTTTGGAGGCGCGCACGCCATCATTTTCCACCCTAAGGCTCGGGAGAAACTGCTTGCTGCCATCGAAAAGGACATCTGTGCGATGAATCAACCAGATGGGTATTATTCGAAGCATTTCACGTGTTACACGTATTACAAACCCCTGTGCTTTCAACTCTTTCCACCTACCTCCAATCAAGATTTATGGGGGAAAAATCTGACTCGGATCGAAGTTTTGGACCGCGCACTGGGAAAGGTCTGTGTTAAATTGACCAAAGTGCTTCGACTAGACAAAAAGGCCTTGCCGGGTTTTACGGCGGCTCATCTTGCGTCCATGCTAGTTCCGATCCTTCTCGTTATTGTAGGTATCTACACTTTTTTCTGAACATTAAAAAAAAATGAGAAGCCAGTTCGGTGAAGACGAGTATATCATCCAAAAATTTTTCCCGCACCAGCGCCATGGCACGTATTTCGAAGCAGGCGCGATGGATGGGTGGCTCTTCTCCAACACGATCCGGTTGGCAAAACGAGGCTTCACCGGCATTTTGGTGGAACCCAACCCCGATGAATTCGGAAAATTGCGGCGCAACCGCCCAGGCGACGTGCTGCACCAGTGCACCATTGGACCAGCCGGCACAGACACGTTGTCGTTAAACATTATTCCATCCATGAGTTCGACGACCTTCGGCAACCAGTTTGCCGGGTTCACCACGCGAACGGTGCAAGTAAAGAGGAAACCGTTGACTGATATTTTGGACGGCGTGGACAAAATCGATTTTTTCAGTTTAGACGTGGAAGGCGCGGAACTGTCGGTCTTACAGACCATGAAGTGGGAGGTTCCCGTTATGGTATGGTTGATAGAAAATCACGAAGGCAACGCCGATTTTGACGCCATCCGAGACTTGATGAAGCGGCGCGGGTACAAGTTTGTCGAGCGGGTGCATTTCAACGACGTCTTTGTCCATCCTCGTTTTGCTTACGACCCCACGGTTCGATACACGTACAAAAACCATTCCATAGACGGCATCACGTCCTTTGCTACACCTCTTGTATTGTTAGTAGTTATGATATTGATTATGTCCAATTAGATTGGCAGCGGCATGGGCATATTGTTGTTCGTGGATAATAACTGGGTGGACGGTTGGCGAATGCTAGGCTGTTGTTGCTGGCGGGTGGATGTTCCAGCAAGACGTTGGCGTCTCAGCCACTCCCGCTTTTTTTTCATCAAGGCGCGCTTGCTTGGCATTTTTTTTATTAGGCTGCCAGAAAAAAAAAACCGGTTTACCGCGGCACTTTGGACACAATTATATAAATTATATATACATATTATATATATATATATATATATATAACAAACCCATGCAACAAGCGATCCAGCAAACGCGAGTTGCGTTGGAAAAGAAGACCAGTGGTCGATTGGGCAAGATCAACGATGAATTGAAGGAGTTGCGGGGTCGGTTGAAACGATTGTCCGGCCGTCGGCACCATCACGACCGGATGGACATCCAGGATCAAATCGAACGCTTAGAGGAAGAAGCCGCTTCGATACAGAGCGGAACGAAGTTGCGGGAATACGATCGCGAGGCCGCTCAGTTTTTGGAACGATCGACGGAGAAGCAGGACATCGTGACGAAGAAAATCAACCGCGACGAATCCTTCGTGGCGCAGAAACAGAACGACGGCAGGCAGGCAAGAAAGCGGACTACCGCACGTAATATCAAGGTGCAGGACAACACCGGCACCACGATGACGGCAGCGAACGGCGCGTCGCAATCGGTGCTGATGGACGAGTTCAATGCCAAGTACAACGAGAAAATACCGACGATTTACATGGTGGTAGGGGACTCGTGCAAGCACTGCGAGACGGGGAAAATGTGCAAGATGAATGCGCACATGGTGTGCGACCAATGCGGCAGCGCCACCGCCTTCATCGATTCGTCCTCGGACGGGCTCACTTACAACGACGAGGTCGAGTACAGCAACTTTAGTTACCGCCGGATCGCCCATTTCACCGAGTGGCTGTCCAACTTCCAAGCCAGAGAGAACACGACGATTCCCGACGAGGTGCTGGAGGACATCATGTTCAAATTGAAAGAGCGGAAAATATCCAACGTGAAGGACATCGACATCTTGCTGATCCGCAAAATTCTGAAGGAGTTGAAATTGAACAAATACTACGACAACACCGTCTTGATCTCCTGCCTCTTGTCGGGTCGCAGTCCTCCACGATTGACGCCGCAGCAGGAAGACCGGTTGAAGCGGATGTTCCTGATGATCCAGGATAGTTTCGAGAAGCATTGCCCGGCGGAGCGGAAGAACTTCTTGTCGTACTCGTACGTGATCTACAAGTTCTGCCAACTGCTGGGGTTGGACGAGTACTTGCAGTATTTCTCCTTACTGAAGTGCAAGGAGAAACTGGCGAAGATGGATGCGATTTTCCAAAAAATATGCCGGGATCTGCAATGGGAATTCATCCCTAGTGTGTAAAACGCATTTTTTCAGTTCATTTTGAAATTTGAAAAATGAACTCGAAAAATAAATATAATATATATAACTATAGAATATATATATATATATATTAGTTAAGACACATATAAATAAAAAAAAAGAATGTATTGGATACTTACGATAGATATATACGATCAAGAGATTGAGAATGTCATTAGACGACTCGGTGGAAACATAACAAAAGAAAAAATAGTTCAAGAAAGAACATTTTCGTTTGGCAAAAGCAAAACAAAATACAATTTCTACGGGTACGAATATACTATCGAATATGAAGATGCCCACAAAATGGAGTTTGACGTGGAGTCTCTACGTAGAACTTTACCAGATCATTATTATCGATTGCATACAGATGATTCAACGATAGTCCCCAATGACGGTCTCATGCAACGAATAGAGAATAATTTCAAGATTGTCTTTAGGCGAGAATTGCGTAATAAAAATAACTTATAATTTAATTAAAATCTCTCTGTATAAATAAAATCTAGAAACATGCACACCTTAAAATACCGATGGAAACATCAAGGCACGTTGGCTCAAAAACGAGCCTGGAACCAAGTTGCCCGCATCTTACGAGGTGGAGCAGACCCGGTGGTTCTGGACATCCTCTACCGATCCGACACCGACTCTTCTTGCCACCATCCGTTCTTCGGTCCCACCGTCTCCAGCATCGCCCCGTACGTGGATCGATTCTACCGGCGCGTCGTGAAAGTCAACGGCACGCCCTTCCAACTGTTTGATCTGAACCACGAGTTCCTTTCCATGTTGGCGATGGATGATAATTACAAGGCCTATTTTGCGTCGGACGAGGTGGAGGACGAAGGGGTGTTTATCCAAAACGAGAACCGGGAATGGGAACGAATGTCGGAAAACAGCCAGTTGGACTGCGACTTTTTCAACCGGTTGTTCGACGACTACGCCGACATGCTGGCTAAGTACGACGGGGTCTGCACCAGCGGAAAAAGCGACGACGAATGCGTGCTTCGTTCGGATGTGGAAACGACGTATTCTTTGGTTCGCCAGGTCTCCAATGCGAAGCCACCGGCAAAGAAGCGAAGGCGATTTGCGCTGTCAGCATCTCCTCGTCAATTGTGGGACTAGTCGGACCAGATTTTTTTTTCTGAAGGAAGAAAAAAATATGAAAACATCCACAAATCTATTTTGGGGAAATCCATTCCAACAAATAAGCCAAGACTTGGCAAATAAATGTAATAACCATGTAAAGCATGGATACTTTTTAATCCCAAGAGGCGATAGCCCCTTGCTTATGGGTCTTGGTGCACGTTGTCCGAAAAATACGACTGATGCTTATTTCGATGCAAAGGATCTGCGGCACGAATGATAGGAAAGTACACATATTCACATAGTTACACAAGTCAACCTGATTGTAGACCAAGTAAAGACAACAAACTTGTTTATTGGAAACCTTTGTATAAAAATGGTAAACCGGATAAAGAGTCTTGCGGGTTGCCAACATCTGAACAGATAAACAACATAAAAAACCCAAGTTACCAAAAAACCAGCAGATTCAGAGGTTACAATAGTTTCAAATGGGGTGGAGACCTCCAATGCGGCTTGTGTTTCCGGTATACAGGTTCCCGTCATCGTATGGATTGCAAATAAAAAAATAATTAATTTTTTTTAGTTACCCACAGTGCTCGTCCGTCAAACATTTGTTGTAACATCCTTTGTTGTTCCAAAAGTTTAAAGTGTAATTCTTCTTACACGTACTTGTTGTTCCAAAAGTTTAAAGTGCAATTCTTACACGTAATTATTTTTTTTAGTTACCCACAGTGCTCGTCCTTCAAACAATTTTTGTAACAAGATGAATTTTTGTCGAAAGCCCATAAAAACGTGCAATTCTTCTTACACGTACTTGCTGACTTCTTCCATTTGGCTTTGCATCTATACCCGGTACAGCAGCCCGTCGCGCAATCAGAGTTGGACAAACATTCGCGGCAATATCCTCCGCTACTCAGGTTGCTCTGGCATAGGGTAGCAGGGTACACACCTCGATGGTTCCCTACTTCTAGACGATTAAGGGGGGTGAATTTTCCGTTTGTAAAGGTAGGTAGTTTTTTCAAGTAATCTTTCGAGGAACAGCCGCGCTGTTTCATGCACAGGACTGGATCTGGGACATTTTTGCAGCCAGCCCAGTTGGGACTCTTGTTCCATTGGGTGTCGCAGCACTGCTTCTTGCATCGGCTGCTGCCTTTCTTGTACCCGCCGCATTTCTGGTCGCTGGAGTTGCTCGGTGCCACGCGATAATCCAATCCTTTGCAAAATGTGCTGCCCGAAAATCCGGACCCGAACGTGCTGCTCTGGTTGACGTCGCAGCCTCGGTCTGCCATGCATTCTACCCTGGATCCACCGGCAGCCTTTTTGCAACCGGCCCATCCTTTCCACTTGTTCCATTGCGCGGAGCAGCAGTTGGATTTGCACGCTGCGCCACCTTTGTTTTTTCCGCCGCATACTTTTGCCGCTTTGTCTTTCGGTGCTACTTGGTAATCGACCGTGCTACAATTCAAGGTGTAACACGGACATGGAATGGATTTCTTAGTATTTTTGTCCACGCACATTTGTTTGTCTTTGCACAACGGGACGCCGCGATCCAATACCTGGCACTTCCACTGGTCTGGGGAATTTTTGTTGCACCAATCGATCTGCGTTTGCAAGCATTCCGCTTTGCAGGTCAACCCGCCTTCATTCGCCGTACCGCATTGCTTCGAAGGGTCGCCCGCTGGAATCTGGTACCATGCCGGGAACGTGTGGTACTTTGCACAGGGGCCGGTGATTTGGTTGTCGATAATTTTCTTAGCGACTTTTGCACCGGCTTTGGCTGCTTTTTCTCCAGCCTTGACAGCGCCTTTTGCTATGACTTTGGCTTCTTTTTTTATTTTCTTTGTGATCGGAGTCGGAATTGCAGGCTTTGTCTTAGGGGGTGCTTGTTTTTTGTACCGTCGTTTCGGTGGAGCCATTCCGGGTGGAAGTGGAGCCATTCCGGGTACGTCTGGTGATTGCTGCCGTTTTTCTAGGAGAAAGATGGCGATCAAGATCACGAGGACGATGATGCCGCCGATGATCCAATACGTCGAGGTTGCCATGGTGGGTTTTTATTAGATACTGGATAAAAAAAATGCCGCGGTCGAATTTCGGTCGTCTTTTTTTTGCACCAAAACAAAAATAAAGATGGCCAGCCTTGCACGTGAAGTGGCCAGCACCATAGCGCCTGCCAAATCCAAAGAGATTTTCCAAGACGAGAATTGCATCAATTACTCCAACTGCCTCAAAGAGTACCTCGACCGGTTGCTGCTAGGACTGACCGACAAAGTCAAAGAGGGAGTTTTGACTTACAAACAAGGCGTCGAGATCATGTACCACTGGAACGACGAGATCTACGAGGACGAGATCAAAGACTTGGTGCGCCGGGAGCCGAACATCGAGTTGCTCCACAAGTACACGTGCCTCCGCTTCTTCCAATACTCCAAAACCACGGGCGTCAGCGTGCCTTTTCGCCGCTTTTTGCCCGTCTTCATCAAAGCGTGCGCGAAGCGGCCGGAGATCCCGGCGGAATACTTCCAAATGGACCTGGTTAATCGGAAGATTCTGATCGGCGACATTCTCCGGAAGTGCCTGCGGTCTTCCAGCAGCAGGACCGAAGAACCCGAGGTGCAGAAAGTTGACGCGTCGAAGCGGGAGGTGAGCCTAGCGGCGTCCCGGAAATCGCGCAAATCGTCGTCGTCGCAGTATTCTCGACGTTCGTTCAAGGTACCTGAAATTTCACCTGGAGATAGCGTCAGCGTGGCGCCGGCTCGATCGGTGCTAAGCCACAAAGACACCGAGAGCAATATCACCAAGTCGGTGATGAACATGTTCAACCGAACCACCAAACCGGAATAAAAAAGATTTTCTGGGGCAAAATAAAAAAAACAATGAATTGGGCAACTTTTACGGCTATCGGGATTTGTTTGTTTGCCGCGTTTCAAAAATCCCGAAACCCCCACTACACCTTTGGTGGGGAGAAATACCGGTCTAAATTTTGGTCCAGCCTGTTCTTCCTGCTGCTGGCATGCCTCATCGCTTGCGGGTCGCTGTTGTAGAACATCATTTCTTCTTTTTTTTCTCTCGCCGTGGCAGCGGGTAGGCCTCCGTTCCCACGTTCACGCGCTTCATCCCCCTCTCCGAAAACCACCCGGCCCCATAGTGATGCGCGATCTGCATGTTGGCCGGGATGTCCCTCGTGATGTTGTACATGCGGCCGGCCAATTTGCTCTTGCGGTCCCCGAAATGGTACGACGTGGTGTGCAGTGTCCAGTGCTCTTGCGGGCCTGGCGAAGCCGCGAATTGCAGCACGGATCCGGGATGATGGAGCGGATCGATGACGCCGTACTCCGTGGTGTCGTTCAGCAAAAAATCGATCTGCCGATCGTCGTTCTTCTCCGATTGGTAGGTTCGCCTGATCCGGTCGCCCCAGTAGACAAGGTGGTAGCCTTTCTCGATGGGAAACCGCGCGACTAGTATTTTCCCTGCCACCAGATGCTCGACGACTTGGACGGCCTCGTCGCCGTGCTCCATGTGGTAGGGGCAGTACGGGATCGGGTTTGTCGCTGGATCGTATGTGTGTTGGCAGCGCACGTTTTCCAGCGTGGTGGCCCAGCACTGTTTCATTTTTTTTTTTGGAGTTTCGTTTTTTTCGGCATCGCATTTTGCCGCACCTTCGTTCAAGTTGGAAATCGGATTTTCCCACAAATCCATTAAAACATGCCTGCTACGATTTATTCCGAGATCGAAGGCTTCTCGCTATCCTCTTTGCGAACCAATCGCGGAGGAAAGACCTACAGCGCGTATTTCCATAACAAAGAAAAAATTCAACTGGGCAACATGGACGGCGAGCACTACGAGGCCATGTCCATTTCCGACATGATGAAGGGGGACGGCGATGCCAAAGGAATTCGACTCGAATTGCTGGAAAAGCCGGTGCGAAAATGGATAAAGAACATGGAAGTGCAGTTGATATTTGAAGCGAAAAAACACTTTTCGAGATGGTTCGACGATTCCTTCGACACCCACGAGGTGCAAGAGTTGTACCAGTCCATGTTCGCTTCGAAGAACGAGATCGAACTGCGGCTCTCGTCCAACATGAACATCTACTTGATGGAAAACGGCAAGCCGGTCCGGATCGACATGGACTACTTGAACAAGGACGTGTTGTGCATCCCCATCGTCCAGTTCGTCGGCATCTGGATCGAGGAAAACCTGACGTTCGGGCTGGTGGCCAAAGTGACGGACATCATGTGCTTTGAGGGGGAGGAAGAGGAGGAAGAAGAAGACGACGAGAATGGAAAAAAAATATTTCATGGAAAAAGTAGTAACGAGGAGTTATTCAAGACAAGTTACAACGCGCCCCTCCGGCCTGATAGCCCTGTAGAGTCGATGATGCATTTTGGAGGAGGAACCGTAGTTGCGAAGTCCGTTGCCAATAGTCTCCATCCAGAAGATTTTAAACCGGTAAAATAACTGGCCTTGCCAATGTACAGAATATCCGAGGTCTCGTGCGTATCGGGATACAACAAGTCCGCGATCGGCTTGCCTTTTTTTCGGCGAGCAGAGGTAACGCCTTTGACGGCGATGCCTTTCGACCGCATGACGCGCATGACGACGTGCGCATCGGTGCACAAAGCATCGTCGTTGCGCCGGTCTTTGGTGCTGGTGGCGTACACGCTGTACGAGGAAAGATACAATGGGCGAGTTTTGGATAGTGGTGGGAAGGCCGGAAACTTGGAAATTCGCATTTCGAAGTTGTCAAACGTAGCAGGGCTGGGATGTTTGGAGGGCATGGTGAAAAAAGGGTTGTTCTTACTAGGGGGTACAGAAAAAAAATTAAAAATTTTTTTTATCTTACCACCAACCACAACATAACACATACCACTACTCCGCACACCACCCATACCATCCAACTCGAGCCCCGCCTGGGGCACATTGAGGATTCCAGATACTTGCTCGGGAGGGCGGTTGCATCGGCAGGGTACCCCACAATCTTCAATATTCCTCGGGTCCCTTTGCCCAAACTAGTGACGCGGTGCATCGGGCCATTCGGCTTCACCATGACCAAATCACCGGCCTTCGGCTGCATGCTCTGTATCGTGCCGGACCGATCTTTCCACTCGAACCTGGTATTTGCATCGTGGTTGAATACCGTGTACACCATTTCCACCTGCGCCGGACGGTACATTTGCAAATCGCGATGCCAGTCCATCCCCTTGCTTTTTGGCTGGTACACCCGGTATTCCATTGGAAACGTCCCGGGCGTCAGCGGGTAACCATGGATGGACTGGAAGATAGGGGCGAGCATGTCGTAGATTGGCTTCGCCTCGTCGTTGGACAGGCAGATGGTTTTTCGAGACGGCACTCGCCAATCGGTGAACAGCGGCAGCAATTTTGTCAACTGCTGGATACGGCGATTTCGACCCAGGTGAAGATACAAAATGCCATCTTTTTCGTAATTCATTTCTTTTTCTACATGTGTTTCATTTTTTTTTTTTTTCATCATCGGGTGGAAAAAAAAATGAACTTGTCCTAATATTCGCTTGGTCGCGAGCCGCCTAATGGAACATCGGTCGCGTCGTCGGGTTCAATACCGGTAGGGATGTTATCTGCTACCAATTTCAACGTGAACTCGAATTCCATGTTGCTGTGTCACCGTCGCCAGAAGATAAATATAGAACACAGGGGGGAAGACAACAACCCCATAGACCCCCACCCCGATCCATCCCACACGTGGCAGCAACCATCGCGGGACTGCTGGTAGAGCAGGACATAGCACGAAATCAAGAAGACAAATTCATCCATGTTTTTTTATAGGTCTGATTTTTTTCTTCGTAACATATAAAAACGGAAAAATGGTATCCATAACGCTCGTCATCAACATTATTATTGTTGGTGTGGTTGCGACTGTCTTGGGCATTGGGTGGCATTTCTTTGCAAAAATAATTGGCGGAATAGACAATTTAATCCCAAACGCCCCGTATGCTAGCAAAAAAGGACCCTGTGGATCGAAAAAGCAAGGAGGGATGGTAAAGAAGCAGGAATGCTTGAAGGCGCAGATCAACTATTGCATGGGCATCAATGGCGGCGGGCAAAACCCCGCGTGCTTCGTTCAACGAAGTGGAAAAGAGTGCAAGACGGCGGACCATGATTGTATTGATCCAGTAACAAAGAAAAAAGTAAAATGTCCCTGTTGGCCAGACGACTTTCCCTGCGCCGCATTTGGAACGTTCAACACGGATTTCGGACTGTGCGGCACAGAACGCCAAGGAGGCAAAAAATGCGAAAAAGAATGCTCCGCCTCTCAGTTCACGTATTGCATCGACTCCGGCACGCCGGACCCGTACCAATGCGCCGTCCAACAGCGAGGTGCACGGGTATGCAAAGGCGAGAACGACACCGACTGCTTCCCGAACTCCTACCCATGCAACAAATTTAGTTTCAACGTGGTCCCGAAAGACTCCACGACCTACTGTGGCACGATTAAGCAGGGCGGGAAGAAATGCGAGAAGGCATGCATTGCGAAGCAGGTGGAGTATTGCGCCAACGTGCCGGATGCCACCGCGCAAAAACAGTGCTTTCTAGATCGCGGATTCAAGATATGTAAGCCTGGCGATAAATCTAGCACCGACTGCTGGCCGAACATAGTCCCGTGTGGAGCATTCAGTTACAACATATCACCGACCGATCCCACGACAAAGTGTGGCCAGGATAAGCAGGGAGGGGAACGCTGCCTTACGCAGTGCTCCGCCAAGCAAATCGACTACTGCAACAACCAGACCATGACAAAGGATATTTACAAGTGCGCAGTCACGGATCGAGGTGCCAAAGTGTGCAAGGATAAAAACGACAAGAGTTGCTTCCCGAACGACGTGGACTGCTCAAAACTGGATTATTCCATCACGCCGGTCAAACACAAATTTTTAGACGCGCATGGCAACGCCACGTTTCCAATCGATGGGGTCGCGCGAGTGAACATGCAGCCCCTCCGAATGAAAGGGGACTGCGGCACCATAAGCAAAGGTGGTAAGAAATGCGAGACCCAATGCGTAGATGCCCAGGTCAAATCATGTGTTGCGGCCAGCACGCCGAACGCGTACGATTGCATGGTGCGCGACCGCGGAATTCGCTTGTGCAAGGACGCGAAAGATACCAACTGCTTTCCCAACAGTTACCGTAAAGGGGATGGAAATACATCCTTGCAGGGATGTGAAGCGCTGTCCTACACGGTAGCCAAAAAAAACCATACCCCTCAGTGGAACAACCCCCTTCAACGGTTTACACAACCCCTTCAAGTAGATGGTGATTGTGGTACCGATCGTCAAGGTGGAAGTATTTGCAACAGTAAATGCGTCGAAGCCCAAGTGAAGTACTGCAAGGGTTCGGGAACAAGCGATCCTTTCAAATGCATGGTACAGGACCGCGGAGTCAAAGTGTGTCCCAATACGACCACTCCGTTATCTACCTTGACAAAGGAGGAGAAGGCGTGTTTTCCTATTGCGTACGGCGGCCCGGATGGTTGCAGCGCAATCGGTGGGTTTGCTGTTACAGATACAACGAACAACAAAAAGAAATGCGGAACTATTGCATTGGGTGGAGACCGGTGCTACGATGCTTGTGCGAAAAAACAATTGGATTATTGCAAGAAGACGGTGTGGATTGGCCCGGACAAAGACAACCAAAACCCCAAGTGCTTGACCGACCGGGGTTTAAAAACTTGCGAAACCGTCAACCAGAAGAATTGCGTTCCAAACATAACGTTGGGGCCGTACGACCCGGACCCGCTGAAAACAGCAGCGCAATGCATTCAAAACAGCAGGAACAAATCGTTCGATGTCACTGGAACGGCGAAGGATCAGCAGTGCGGCACCGTGGTACAGGGGGGTGTAAGATGCAACGTGCCGTGCGCAGAAGCACAGGCCGTGTACTGCAATACCCACGGTGGTCCCAAAAACATGCAATGTATGCTGGACAGGGGCATACCCCTGTGCAAAGACGAAGCGCGTAAACTGGGGTTGAAGGAGGAAAATTTAACAGGGTGTTACCCCAACGTGTACACGAATTTACGAAAGGATCCGAACCAGGCAAAGAAATGTGTGGGATCAAAAGATCCAAAGTGCGGTTCGTGGGAACGAGGCGGCAATCAAGGATGCAAAGTCTTTGATTTCTCGGTGATCCCGAATCGAACAAATGACCCGAATGGCCAAGTAATGTGCGGACTGCCACAACAAGGTGGGAAAAAATGCAAAACGAAATGCTGTCAACAACAGTGGGATGTTACCTGCAAGAATGCCATGTTCTGCGACGATGCATGCAAATCAAAATGCATGAAAGAGAGAGGGTGCGCTTCCGGAGATTACAAACCATAATTAAAAATAGGTTGGATTATTTTTATTTTATTTAATAAAAAAATCTCCCGACATTTTATCTACGCCAACCTCTCGTTTCCGGCCGTTCCTACGAATATCAACCCCAAATCGAAAAAGAGCAACGCCCAGCCGAAAACTAGTGCAAAGACACCGTAGTATACCAACACACCAGTCGATCCGAAGTTTTTCATCATGAATTTGTATGGGAATACAAGCAAGCCGTAATTGACAATTGCAAATACAATCAACAACACCAAATCTTGAACGATCGCCGACATTAGTCTACAATCACATTTCCTATATCATTGTAGCAGGCACACAACAGGTATTATCTGAAAAAACATTTTTTTTACCTTAATAAAGTCGTACTTGTTTTTTTGTACTTGTTTGTAGTGTCCTTTCCTAGCAACTGACCTTAAAAAAATGTTTTTTCGCGTAGTCCTCGATGTGTGCCTGCTATTTTTTGAAAAAACATTTTGTTTCGGTCTCAAATGAATTTTGAATCCAAATTTCATTTTTTTTTTTTTTTTTTTACATCCATTAAAATTTTGGGGGTCTCGTGAAAAAAAAATGTTTTTTAGTCGTTGCAAACACACTTACAACAAATTTACCCGGTATACCGCTATAATATATTAGATTTATCAATATTAGTCTTGGGAAAAAGAATCACAATATAGTCTTGGAAAAGAATAAAAATAAAAAAACAATGATTCGAGTTCAGAACCCACCCACCCCAAAAGAGTTTTTTGCAGGGAAAGAAATACACTACACATTTAATTTTAATGATTTAAAATTGAATGGGCCACGAAGAACACCAATGGTTTATATAGCGTGCATGTCTCCTCAACATCAGGGGAATCACCATTAACGGCGCATATGGATATAGAGGATGAAGTAACACCAGCGGAAGCATTTGAATTAGTTCCCAAGTTTGTATCACAGGTTGTACCCCAACTGGTTCTCGAAGAAATGAAACAACAACGTGAATTGAGTAATAAATAATATAAACTAATATTATTTTTTTTATTTTTTGTCCGCGGCAATCTCTGCCATCCTTCGCTGAAACTCCTTTTTGTCGTCCTCTATCGTATCCAATATCGTGTGCGCCGCTCGCAGGAATGCCGGGACAATTTTTCCGAACGTACTCGTTTGCAGCATCCCCAGCACCTTCCGCTTCTCCTCCGCGGTGCTGGCATCTCGCGCCGGCGCTTGCAACTTCTCGAACCACCCGAACACGTACTCGATCAGGTGGTACAAATCTTCCCCCTTGTAACAGTTGTTCTTCAACATCTGGCCAAAGATGGTGACGTCCATTTCTTCCGCAATCTTCTGGTGCAAATCGACCCGCTTCGGGATCTGTTGTGCGATCCGGATGCGCAACTCGTCAAATAATTGAATAATCCACTCGAAATCCTGGTCCACGAGGGATTTTTCGAGCAAGTCGTCGAAGGCTTTGAAGTAATTGTCCCGAATCTGCTTTTTCAACCGTTCCATTTTTTTGAGGCGGTAGAAAAAAAGAGTATGAACATCTCCGGCTGGATGGCGAATTGCATGGAGCGGCAACGACAATTTCGTCACAGGTTGGCATTGCCACCGAACAAAACCGAAGACCAAAAGATGTGCAGGTGGAAGCAACATTTTTTTCTGCTGTTCGAATAAATGCAAACCAAGGTCATCAAGGCATTAAAACCATTGTTGAAAAAAGTCGAGAACCCGGCTGCAGTATTCGATATCGACGAAACGTTGATCTTGAACGTGGAAGACGACGGCTACAAGGTGCATAGGCCAGTATACGACGTGGTTCAATTCTTAAGGAAGCACCATGTTCCTATCTTTGTCGTGACGGCCCGCCGAAAAAGCGAAGCCTCCGCCGCCTATGCGATGGAGCAGTTGTACACGTTTTACAAAGATGAATTCGACGGCTTGTACATGGTGAACAAGGAGCACGACGAGGACGACTCCGCCTCCATTTTCAAATTTCGGTCGCGGCAGCGCGTCAAAAAAAAAGGGTACACGATCGTCCTGAATGCCGGGGACAACTGGTCCGACCTGGGGTTGATGGCGAAGTACAAGAAGCACCAAGTCCATGCAGGGTGGAAAACAACGTACCCCAGCCGAAAAAAACATTACCTGCTCAAAAACGTGGAAGAGACGAGCATGTTGAGTTGGAAGGTCCCGAACAAAGACTACGAAGTGGATTAGTAACAATCCCGAAGTGGATTAATAGAATCCCGAAGTGGATTAAGGACCAGTAATATCCCGAAGTGGATTAATAGAATCCCGAAGTGGATTAATAGAATCCCGAAGTGGATTAGTAACAATCCCGAAGTGGATTAATAGAATCCCGAAGTGGATTAAGGACCAGTAATATCCCGAAGTGGATTAATAGAATCCCGAAGTGGATTAATAGAATCCCGAAGTGGATTAGTAACAATCCCGAAGTGGATTAAGAATCCCGAAGTGGATTAAGAATGCCGAAGTCCCCGAAGTTAAGGACCAGTAATAATCTTTTTTTCCAAATGTTTAATTTCCTGTTGAAATGATTCGTCGCTCTTGTTTCTCGCTTTGAATTTCCAAAAATCCTTCCCATCCACATTTCTATTGAATGTTACCGCATGGTCTTTACAACCGTATAACTCAATCGGATACAAAGTTCTCAAACATTTTTCACACTTGGTGCAATTGTATTTACCATCTAAATTTTGCCAGCACACTCTTAAATACCTTAAGCATTTCAAGTCGTACTCTAACATGAATTTTATTTTTTGTACCCTGGTTAAATCACCATGATGCACAATATTGAAAAAGGACGATGAATAGTGTTTGTCCAATTTGTATTGACTTCCCCATACGTAATCATCGTTGAATAAATGGGTAGATGGTATTAACATGCCTTTAAAATTATTCAATGAATACATAACATTGAATAAAGCGGGTCCATGCCAATACTCACCCCATTCAAATCCTTTTCCGTGGTGAATTTTGTTTTTTAAATCCGTTTCACATAAAATTAGTTTTTTGTCATACAGAGTTGCTATGGTTTTCAAATTTGCTATTGTTTCGGATAATAATTTTTTTTGGTGCAATTTGATATCAAACCCTATGACAAACAATATCGCATCCAATGTATCCCTATTCGAGTACAAGGTATAAAAACTATCTACACCCAAAGTAAATGTTGCAATGGTTTTTTTGCTATCGCGTTCCATCGCGCCTTTCGTTGGCACGTCAATATGCAACTGGAGATTATTATTATTATGCCATTTTCGAAACACTGGAACTAAATGTTGTAAATTATCAATGTACGCTTTATCAACCGGTATTTCCGAACATATCCTTGCTCCAGTTAAAATACTGTGTGGGACAAACAATGCGATCACACCTTCAATCCCTTCATAAAGCGGTTCATTTGATAGAAACGTATTCGTAAATGAATATTTTGTATGGTTGTACAAATACGTATACGTGATGGAATGTTCATCAACGACGGGTTCCAAAATGTTAATTATCTTCGGCGACATGAGAACATTCGCGTCGTCGCGTAAGGAATAGTCGTACACCGCCTTGTTTTTGTAATAACTATTCGGATAAAAATGTACGGTTTTCCCCAGCAAGTGTCCAGCAATACAAATATGCAACCGGTTGGTGCGGACGACGTCGAACTTCGACAAATATTCGAATATGCGCATGGATACGGGCTCGATGTTGGTCTGTGTGTTGTTTGGCATGTTTAAATGATGGCTCAGGTCGATGTTGTCGTCGGGGATGGAAATATTGGTTTGTTCGCAATCCATTCGAAAAGCATGACAAACTTTTTGCGTGTTGTTTTGTTTGATTTTGTATTTATCTATGTTTTGAATGTAGAACGCCATGTCCTTGGACAGGTAAACGTTCTGTTTGTGTCGTGCAAGCCGATGTACGTATTGGAAAGAGGTTCTTTCTCTGCAAAAGAGGATCACGTTGCTGTCTAAACTTTTGATCAACACATCCTCACTTTTTATGGTGTGTGGCAATACCACGATACGATTGTTGTTGTCTTTGTTGTTTTGTAAAAATATTTTGCAATCGTCGTACAATCCGACCAAATTGCCCCCACCAGCATAAAACAAGACTTTATCATGGTAAATGCCGGTTGCGCTTCCAAACACCCACCTCAACCCCAATTCGTTGAAAAGTTGGATCGTCCCAAACGCAATCAAACTATCCCCGGCATTTCCAGGATTTGGGATGTAGATAATATCCTCATGTTGGTAGCGTTGTAAAAATACACGAATATCAGGAACTTCCTCCCGTAACTCCGCTAAAACCGGCAATCCCGGGCCATTGCCGTGTAAAAAGCAAGGCCGATATCCGTTCTTGTTGGCAACCCTACCATCGGAGAAGCGGGTAAAGTCGGACGCCTGCGTCCCTGCCAAATTTTGAAACAAGACGCCGTTGTAGTCCAACACGATGGGGTGCGACTGCTGCAGGAATTGCGTGGTGTAAAACCGCTGATCGTCGTCGGTTGGCGCGACGGAGGCAGTCGCGAGCAACTCCTGAATCAATTTCGTAGGTCCCATGAACAGCCCGGAGTTTAAATACTTAAACATGGATGCAGTGGGAGGATATTGCGAGGATCGATCTTTGTCCGGCCAACAATATGCCTCTGCGCCAAATACAAGTTTGCCATCGAAATGTTGTTGGTACGTTTCCATCACCTCGGCTTCGTCCCCTAGCACCACTACGTCGTAGCAATCGGTAAACACTATGTATTCTGGTAGGTCCCTCTGTTTCAAATACTCTTGTAAGTATAGAATTTTTTTACCACCCCCAGGGCCTTGCGCCATGTTTCCACCATTCCATTGATCGCCAAACCCCAACACTCGATAGTGCCACGAAGATGCGGATTGAACAAATCGATTGTAGCCATGTGTAGGGTCGGTCCCTACGGTAATCAACCGGACGACATTGGAACGAGGAAGGTAATAATAAATTGCCTGTTGTTGTGAACCATCGTAATGCCCGACCACATACCGTTGCGAATGGGAAGGAACAAACGAGTTCAACACCTTTACGACGCTATTTGTCACTGGAAGGTAGTCGTTTTCTAGCGGCGGGTGGCCGTACACCACAAATGTACACGATGGCAATATCGAAATCAAGTTTCGACTATGTGATTCAAATGCCATCATCATTATTTATAGTATATTTAATAATCATTTTGTGATGTTTTTACCGCGAATATCCGAATCGTCCGCGTTGCTATTCGAATAGCACATGTAGGGTTTCGAGGTGTAGACCGTTCCGCAATGCATCATGACACTCACCATGTAGTGGTCCACGGGCAAATGAAAGAAGTCGTACCATTTTCCACCACTGATACATGGAATTGGATGGTGCAGTTGGTCCAATAATTTTTTTGCCCCACTTAGTGACACCACATAGGAAAACGTGCAGCGCGACATGTCACGGTCGTCCCATGTAGTGGTGTCGTGCTTCACGATATTTTTTGCTACCGGTATGTACTGTTGAAACGGGACCCCTTTGTCTCTGCCACCAATATACAGTAGTTCCACGTGCTGCATCCGAAACAGTTGCTCTTGCATTGTTTTCCAATTTGCCTCGAAATTGGGATAAAATTCCACATCGTCCTCGAAAACCAGCGTGTATGGAATTTGTTCCGCAACAATTTTCTTCCATATGGCAAGGTGACTCATCCAACACCCCTTTTCTCCCGAATATTGCATTTTGTCGAATCTTGGATCTACGTCGTTTCGGTGGGATGCATCGAAGGCTTCAAACACTTCCACGGTGTTGATGGGGCACGTATTTCGAAACACCATCAAACGGTCCGGTCGGCGTTTTAAATTAATCACAAATGTTTTCATGAACGTTTGTAGTTTGCAACAGTAAAAAAAATAAGAGTTGAACCCATTTTTTTTTTTTTTCATGACATATGATAAACCCAACCATGCTTCGGAGTAAATTAGTGGCACCCGGGGATCCAAATATATACCGAGGTCCAATGGGGCCACAAGGACCAAAAGGTGAAAAAGGAACCAATGGAAGCAAAGGAAACAAAGGCAATGACGGGCAAAAAGGAGAAGGCGTAAAAGGCCAACAGGGCCAAAAAGGTGAAGGTATCAAAGGTCAAAAAGGCGAGCAAGGTGTAAAAGGCCAGAGTGGAGAAAAAGGAGTAGGTGTGAAAGGCCCAAAAGGTATGAAAGGCCAGAAAGGCGATGCAGTGAAAGGCCAACAGGGCCAAAAAGGCCTTCAAGGTATGAAGGGGATAAGTGTAAAAGGGGAAAAAGGAATCAAAGGAGATGCTGTGAAAGGAGAGAAAGGCGATGCAGTGAAAGGCCAAAAAGGAATGAAAGGTATAAGTGTAAAAGGGGAAAAAGGAATCCAAGGAGATGCTGTGAAAGGTCAAAAAGGGCAAACTGGCCAACAAGGCGTAAAAGGAGAAACTGGAGTTTTTGAATATAAATTCACCGCTCCGTCGAAAGGTGACATGGAAAACGGCAATTTTGATTCCGGCACTTCTCCAGCCGTTGAAAACGATTTATGTATTATACAATCAAGTACCGACTCCTCTGACAATGCGGAATTATATGTCTATAACAATGAAGGTACTTGGACGTTTTTGTCGGATTTATCTGGATTTCAAGGTGAAAAAGGAATACAAGGTGAAAAAGGCGATGCCATTAAAGGTGAAAAAGGCGAGCAGGGTATCAAAGGCCAAAAAGGTGAGCAGGGTATTAAAGGTGAACAGGGTATTAAAGGCCAAAAAGGTGAACAAGGTATCAAAGGCCAAAAAGGTGAACAGGGTATTAAAGGCCAAAAAGGTGAGCAGGGTATTAAAGGCGAACAGGGTATTAAAGGCCAAAAAGGTGAACAAGGTATCAAAGGCCAAAAAGGTGAACAAGGACAAAAAGGTGAGCAGGGTGTCAAAGGCCAAAAAGGCGAGCAGGGTATCAAAGGCCAAAAAGGCGAGCAGGGTATTAAAGGCCAAAAAGGCGAACAGGGTATTAAAGGTCAAAAAGGTGAACAAGGACAAAAAGGTGAGCAGGGTATTAAAGGCGAACAGGGTATTAAAGGGCAAAAAGGTGAACAGGGTATCAAAGGCCAAAAAGGTGAGCAGGGTATTAAAGGCGAACAGGGTATTAAAGGCCAAAAAGGTGAACAAGGTATCAAAGGCCAAAAAGGTGAGCAGGGTATCAAAGGCCAAAAAGGCGAGCAGGGTATCAAAGGCCAAAAAGGCGAGCAGGGTATCAAAGGCCAAAAAGGTGAGCAGGGTATTAAAGGCGAACAGGGTATTAAAGGCCAAAAAGGTGAACAAGGTATCAAAGGCCAAAAAGGCGAGCAGGGTATCAAAGGCCAAAAAGGTGAGCAGGGTGTCAAAGGCCAAAAAGGTGAGCAGGGTATTAAAGGCGAGCAGGGCCAAAAAGGTGAGCAGGGTATCAAAGGCCAAAAAGGTCAACAGGGTATCAAAGGCCAAAAAGGTGAGACGGGTATCAAAGGCCAAAAAGGTGAACAGGGTATCAAAGGCCAAAAAGGTGAGACGGGTATTAAAGGTCAAAAAGGTGAGACGGGTATTAAAGGCGAGCAGGGTATTAAAGGCCAAAAAGGTGAGCAAGGTATCAAAGGTGAAGAAGGTCAGAAAGGGAAACAAGGTGTGAAAGGAGAAACTGGAGTGTTTGAATATAAATTCACCGCTGCGTCGAAAGGTCAAATGGAAAACGACAACTTTACTTCCGGCACTCCTCCAGCCGTTGAAAACGATTTATGCATTATACAATCAAGTACCGATTCCTCTGACAATGCGGAATTATATGTATACACAAATAACAATACATGGGTATTTTTGTCTGATTTATCTGGATTTCAAGGCCAAAAAGGCGAACAGGGTATCAAAGGCCAAAAAGGTGAGACGGGTCAAAAAGGCGAGCAGGGTATCAAAGGCCAAAAAGGTGAACAGGGCCAAAAAGGCGAACAGGGTATCAAGGGCCAAAAAGGTGAGACGGGTATTAAAGGTCAAAAAGGTGAGACGGGTATTAAAGGTGAACAAGGACAAAAAGGTATCAATGGCCAAAAAGGCGAGCAGGGACAAAAAGGTGAAGGAGTAAAAGGTGAGAAGGGGGAAACAGTTATCTTAGATGAGAATAATGCAATATTAATAAAGGGTGATAAAGGTGAAAGTGGTTCGAAAGGTACAAAAGGGGATACAATTATCGTAGATGAATCCAATTCGATATTGATTAAAGGCCAAAAAGGTGAACGGGGTATCAAAGGCCAAAAAGGCGAGCAGGGCCAAAAAGGTCAACAGGGTATCAAAGGCCAAAAAGGCGAACAGGGTATTAAAGGGCAAAAAGGTGAACAAGGACAAAAAGGTGAGCAGGGTGTCAAAGGCCAAAAAGGTGAGCAGGGTATTAAAGGCGAGCAGGGCCAAAAAGGTGAGCAGGGTGTCAAAGGCCAAAAAGGTGAGCAGGGCCAAAAAGGTGAGCAGGGTATCAAAGGTCAAAAAGGTGAGCAGGGTATTAAAGGCCAAAAAGGTGAACAAGGCCAAAAAGGTGAGCAGGGTATCAAAGGCCAAAAAGGCGAGCAGGGTATCAAAGGCCAAAAAGGCGAGCAGGGCGTCAAAGGCCAAAAAGGCGAACAGGGTGAGCAGGGCCAAAAAGGTGAAGAAGGTCAGAAAGGGAAACAAGGTGTGAAAGGAGAAACTGGGGTGTTTGAATATAAATTCACCGCTGCGTCGAAAGGTCAAATGGAAAACGACAACTTTACTTCCGGCACTCCTCCAGCCGTTGAAAACGATTTATGTATTATACAATCAAGTACCGACTCCTCTGACAATGCGGAATTATATGTATATACAAATAACAATACATGGGTATTTTTGTCTGATTTATCTGGATTTCAAGGCCAAAAAGGCGAACAAGGTGTCAAAGGCCAAAAAGGCGAGCAAGGCCAAAAAGGTGAGCAGGGTATCAAAGGTGAACAAGGTCAAAAAGGTGAACAAGGACAAAAAGGCGAGCAGGGTATTAAAGGTCAAAAAGGCCAAAAAGGTGAGCAGGGTATTAAAGGCCAAAAAGGTGAACAAGGCCAAAAAGGGGAACAGGGTATTAAAGGTCAAAAAGGTGAACAAGGACAAAAAGGTGAGCAGGGTATTAAAGGCCAAAAAGGCGAGCAGGGTATTAAAGGTCAAAAAGGCGAGCAGGGTATTAAAGGCCAAAAAGGTGAGCAGGGTATTAAAGGCCAAAAAGGCGAGCAGGGTATCAAAGGTCAAAAAGGCGAGCAGGGTATTAAAGGCCAAAAAGGCGAACAGGGTATCAAAGGCCAAAAAGGTGAGCAGGGTATTAAAGGCCAAAAAGGCGAGCAGGGTATCAAAGGCCAAAAAGGTGAGCAGGGTATTAAAGGCCAAAAAGGCGAGCAGGGTATCAAAGGTCAAAAAGGCGAGCAGGGTATTAAAGGTCAAAAAGGCGAGCAAGGACAAAAAGGCGAGCAGGGTATTAAAGGTCAAAAAGGCCAAAAAGGCGAGCAGGGTATCAAAGGTCAAAAAGGCGAGCAAGGACAAAAAGGCGAGCAGGGTATTAAAGGTCAAAAAGGCCAAAAAGGTGAGCAGGGTATTAAAGGCCAAAAAGGCGAGCAGGGTATCAAAGGCCAAAAAGGCGAACAGGGCATCAAAGGCCAGCAGGGCCAAAAAGGCGAACAGGGCATCAAAGGCCAAAAAGGTGAACAGGGTATCAAAGGCCAAAAAGGCGAGCAGGGTATTAAAGGCCAAAAAGGCGAACAGGGTATCAAAGGCCAAAAAGGTGAAGGCCAAAAAGGAGCAACAGGCGAGCAGGGAATCCGAGCCGGTTCCAGGGCCTCTCGCACATTGACCGAATCCAGCAACGTCCTGACCTTCGGCTTCGACAACACCACCGACATGAAATTGAATCGCGGGATGACCTACGACATCACCAACAACACCAACAAAGCCCTGCGGTTCAAGAAGGACGGGGCCGACTTTGACCAGAACATTCGGCACAGCGACGGAAGCGAAGGCGCCAATGCACAGGGCAAAACCTCCGGAACGTTGACGATCGATATCCCCACCGACCAAACGTCGGGATTTGCCTTCCAAGCCGGCAGTACCGGAGCCAACAAAGTGACCACGAATCTGGAGACGACCGGCCCGATCACCCAAAAATTGTCTTTGGCAGTCATCAGTTCGCTGACTATCCTGGATGGTCTCGTGTACAGCCGGGACACCACCAACAACATCAGCAGCGACAACATCGGCTTCATCAAGTTGGTGTTCAGTGAAAGTACCCCGGATACGTACAAGGCTTTTGCGCGTCAATCGGCGGCCGTATGGGCGGACATAATTGATGCCACGATTTGGAACGCTCCGTTTGCATCCATCAAACCCGATGGATTTTCCGTGACGATGAACATCGAATTGTCCAATCAAGGATCAAATGGAACCTTAGCCTATGCCGGTGTAACGGACGCGTACATCGTGCCGAAACAAGCGTACCATACCAGAGACGATTACTTGTCGTACACCAGCGGAAACACCACCGGATTCTTGATTCCGACAGGCGGATTGATGAACATCAACACCGCGTACACTTCTTCGATGGAGGCGAACAATACGATAGTTGACGTCATCACCCACGAAATGGGCCACATCCTCGGTTTGGGATCGTTCTGGGGAGCCTACAACGAGCATCAGGCTGGCAAGGTCAGCGGGTATGCGACGTACTGGAAGGGTGGTCAATGCAATGCGCACTACCATAGCATTGGGGGAAGTGGTGACGTGAAGATAGAGGATAGTTATGGGGCAGGCACGCAAGGCAGTCATTGGGACGAGGCGGTGTTCGACACGGAGATCATGACTGGATTTGCGGAGAATTCCGATATGCCGATGTCGAAACTGACCGTGTTTGCGTTGGCGGATATGGGGTGGAAAGTGAACCCGGACGCCACGTCGGTGGATGCATTTACCTTGCCGTCAAATGTATCGGCTCCAACGGGCGGAGCGAATTGTTGCAGTGTCTTGGATTTCGACACGAGTGGCATAAAAGAATTGTAAAAAAAAGTAAGAATTAAGTTTGTTTTTAACACTCTCGCGAAAAGGTTATGGTAATTGGAGTCTTTTGTTTTTTTAAAAATGTTTCAAAATCTTTTTTGACAAGTGTCACATTGCATATTAATCAACAACCTCCGTACCGTTGGGTAAGGTTGGTTGGGCGGCGGACAATGAGTGCGGCGAGTACGATCGCGATTGGAATCAACAATTGCTGGATGGACATTTTTTATAGGGGGACAAGAAAAAAAAATTTGCTCTGCCACAGACAAATCCAATGTCATGGAATGTGGAATGGAATCAACAATGGCTGGATGGAGGTTGACTTCCGACACCCCCGTCACTGAGGTTGACTTTTGGTCGGACAATGAGTGCGGCGAGGAGGATCGCGATTGGAATCAACAATTGCTGGATGGACATTTTTTATATTACGCATTTTTCACAATAATGATATAAGAATAATATATATAATATATATATTATATAATATATATTAATATATATATAGAAATTTAATCTAAAATATTAACTATTATTATAAATACTTTTTACGTGTTTCTTACGGTTTTTCTTACGGGTTTTCTTACGTATATAGGATATTAAAATTTAATCTAAAATATTAACTATTATTATAAATACTTTTTACGTGTTTCTTACGGTTTTTCTTACGGGTTTTCTTACGTGTACATGTCTCCTCCGTCATCGTTGGGTACATAAGCCTCCGGTTCGTTCACAAAATCGTCCAAGGACCCATGCGAGGAGTATTTCTGCACCACCAAGTCGAGCATCTGCGTCAATCGGTCGTCGGTCACTACGGTGCTCGCTTGCGATTCCAAGTAGGTCCGCAATCGATCGACGGCGGGGTCGACTTCTTGCCTTTCCTCCTCGACGACGTCCATGCCACTGTCCTGAAAATACTCCGCATCCCCCACCCCCACAATCCACTTCGTGCTTTGCAACCTGGTGTCGTTGTCCGGCTTGGGCTTCTCCCCCGTCTCGATGCGCACGACCCGGCGTTGCTGCGTAAACGCGGAAAGGATGCGATCCGTTTCCCACGGCTGCAACTGGACTCGCTGGGACATGATGGTTTGGGCGAAATCTTTCACTTTCGCTACAAATTCGGTGACGCTGATGTAGGCCTGGGGATTGAAGACCAATCCGTATTTTTCGCTAATGCACATCTCGATCATGTTGGTCCGCATTCTGGACCGCTCCCGGACGGTGCGGAAGTACTCCGGACAGACCTCCCAAAATTTTACCGTCCCGTGCTTCTCTGCTAGGTCCAAATACAACCCCGCGGACTTCATGATGATGGCCCCGATTTCCGACCGCAATCGCTCCTGGTACAGACCATCCGATTGGGATGGTAAAATATTCTTCAAAAATTCGATCACGACTTTTCTACGATGGATGCTCCCGGCTTCGTCCTGGAATTCGTAAATAGCCGTGTTGGAAATCAGTATGATGTGGGCTTCCTGCCTCGCCGTTATACTCTTGTCCCCTTTGACCGTGGCGCAGACCCAATCCCCGGCCGCAAAGGCGCACAAAGCGGTCCTTCCAAACGACTTGTGCAACCGATGATCGACTTCCGGCCCGATGATGATTCGTTTGTTGATGAGGTCCCCTTCGACGAACTTGTCCTGCGCGTTGTTGTTTAGAATGGCGATGTCCTGCCGCTCGAACAGCATCTGTATCAACTCCGCGATCATGCTTTTACCCGTGCCGCCTTTTCCCAGTATGTTGACAAATATTTGCCACTTGTCTTTTTCGTTGCAGTTGTACAGTACCCTTCCGAACAACAACGCAATGCACCACGAGCGGACGGTATCATCCACAATGTCTTGATCGAAAAACAACTTGTCGAGGTACGGCGTTTCGATATCTTGATACGCCATCGGCTTCAGGCGCCACGGGCAGAACCCCTCGCAATTTTCGTTCGGGTGATCGTTTTCCAACATCCCACATTCGTTGCAAACGACGTCCATGGCCGGTACAAACTGTGGGCAAGTGGTTCCAGCCACGTGCGCTTCGTTGCACGTTTCGCAGACGTGCCTGCCATACCGATTGAGCCGAGGTTTGGTGTTCAATTCCATGTTGGCGTGGGGAGGCCCTTCTTCGTCGTTGGTGGTGGGCGCTCCCATCAATTGGGACAAAATGCTCCGCCAATCGCACCACACGTTTTCGAAATAGGTCGTGGAAATCAAGTCTTTCGGTGCCTGACCTGCCTTGCAACGGCACTCATCTCCTTCACAATCGCCTTGATTATCACACATGTACGGGAAAAATTGAGGACGGTCGCCGATGTACAAGATCCCGTTCTGGAAACTGAAGGCATGGCGGTGCAATTTCGCATGCTGGACGAGGGGATCCGAGCGGTTTTTGACAAAATAATCGACGACGGATTTGTTGCAGGACGATCCATTTTTGGTGAGGGCGGAATGGATGGATCCGTACTTGCACTTCTCGTTGATGTAGGACTCGATCGTGGATTCGTGGTAGACATGTTTGTCGATCTTCACGTAGGCTTGCGTGTTGATTTTGTGGGTTCCGACTTCTTCCAGTCGTGGCCGAAACACGTGGTTGTCCCATTGGCGAACGTCGTTGCATTGGGGAGGCATCTTGTGCAAATGCCTGCCGCGATTGCAATGGGCGCACAACGGGTGCAGGCGACCATTTTCTTCGATGTGGACGACTTCGTAATGGGGGATCACCTTCGGCTTGAACAATTCGTACCCTCGGATTTTCAATCGATCCAGCATCATGTTGGTGGCGACGAAATGTTTCACTTGCTGGACATTCGTATTTTTCGGATCGGGCGTCGCATTCATCAAATTGAACTGGGTCATCAACGACTGGTTCTCCGTGAACATAGGGATTTGATCGAACAATACTTCCACCTCCGTCTTTTTCGCTTCCACCATGTACAACAGCAGCATTTTTTTCAAGACGCAACTGCTGTACATGCGGTGGATGGTCTTTCTAATACTCCCCAACTCCACCACTTCCCCACCTATCGTGGGATTGCTGCGAATGTCCCGCTCCTCGTACAAATCGTACCATCCAACGTTATGCATCAAACCGCTGGTAAGATTCACATGGTTGATCAACTCGCAAAACGAGCGTTCCACAGCCTCTTTGTCCCTTTTAATATCGTTGTTGGATGTCCTGTACTGAAACACGTCCGCCTCGTCCTCTTCCAGCCCAAATTGATGCCGTGCGTCACTCGACTCCGAATTGATCAAAATTCGTTGCAAATTGTTCCAATATTCCACAATTTCCATTTGGTCTTCCTCTGAATATTCCTCATCTTCCGTAAACAATTCTGCCAATTCTATCAACCGATTCTGGTCCAAACGGCTACGATAGGCACGAAGACGGTCTTCCTCGTCCTCTTCCTCCATTTTGTGTATTTACGGGGTTGTATTTTTTTTTTATGTATGTATCTATGTTTTTGTTTGATGATTTATAGTTTATAATTGAATGGTCTGCCGCCAAAAAAAAATACCGGTATACCGCGCCGATGAACCCTATTACCAACCCTAAATTTTCAAAGGTACCAGGGCTTCCCATTTGTCCATTTCGTGCCGGCACATGGGGCAAGCCACCACGTGCGTGGACACGCTTTTCAAATATTTGGTCCAGCACTCCGCATGGAAGGTGTGCCCGCACCGGGTACGAATGCAAGAGTGGACGAAATCGCTCTTGCAGATGCAGCACACGTCGTCGCTGGGTAAATCTTCACACACGTGCACGGCCCCGTTCAGCATGTGCCAACCCCGCTCAATCAACGCTTCGGCTTCCTTGACTTTCTCGGAATCGAAGCAATTTGCGTTCAGCAGGTGGAATTCGCGATTCCGGCAGTGCTCCAAGATGGTCAACAGCGGCGACGGGTGACTTTGAAAAATACAGGGCTGAAATGCGGTTGGGGTAGAAATGCCCAAACCAGTTCGCGAGAGGCACAGGGAGTTGACATCGATGTTGCGACAAGGCAACTCTTTTTGCATGCATTTGTAGTACGTCACCAGAACCTTAACCTTGCGGTCGATGTGGTCACACGTGTAGACAACGTTGGTCTCGCTCAAATTGTTGCCGTTCACGATTTTTCCCACGATGGCTTCGTGGATCAGCCGCTCCACGTAGTTCATGGACGAGATCGGGGCATGCATCGTGATGACTTGGCCGCTGTCCACGAAGTCGTGCAAGTCTATGCTGGCCATGCAGTCCCGGACAACGGCCCCGTACAGCACCGCGTCGAAGAGGAGGAACTGACGGATCAACCAGTCGCTGAGCAATTGGAACATCGTTTTGGCAGGGCAGGCACAATCGACTTTCGTCTTCCTGAACTTACCGTTTTTTTTTCTACCCAAAGTAAAAACTATGCCCTTGAGAAAAAGAGATATTTTGCGATTGGAAGGAGGCGGACCCAAAAACATAGTGTTGCGGAGGGAGTACAATCGACAAGCCCGCATGCGCCGATTGGAAGGTGGTGCAGGAAAAAGAAAAAGGCAAGAGGAAGGTGGCTCATCCAAGAAAAAGGCAAAAAAGACAGAGGAAATAAAGTGGAAGCCGGGACGAAACTTAGGACCCTGCGTGGAATGCGCTAGCGGCGAGGAGAACCGTGCGTGTCGGTTCCGTACCAAAGACGAATGCGACGAATGGCGAGATAGCCCGCCTGTGCACCCAGAACGCGATCCTAGACGTATACTTGAAGTGGCAGTGCAAAACGATAGAAGGGGATTGATCGACTTGCAAGGCGTAATCGATTACAACGACCCGAACAACCGCGAGTTACTACTTGCGGAACTGACACGAAATGGCCAGTTGTTGCAAACCTTAAATACCGAGTTACGAGCAGATCCAGTGGTGATCCTTGCTGCGGTTTCAAATGAAGGGTTTGCACTTCAACATGCATCAGAAGAGTTGAAAGCCAACCGCGACATTGTTATGGCAGCCGTATCTAACGATGGGTATGCACTTGAACATGCCTCCGAAGATTTACAAAACAACTATAATATAGTGATGGCGGCCGTATCTAACAATGGAGACGCGCTTCAATTTGCCTCCGCAGAGTTGCGAAACAACTCTGACATCGTCATTGCAGCCGTTTCAAACGATGGAGAAGCACTTGAATATGCCTCCGAAGAGTTGCAAGCCAACTATAATTTAGTGATGACGGCCGTGTCGAACGACGGGAAGGCACTTCAATTTGCCTCAGAAAATTTACAAAACAACTACAACATCGTCATGGCAGCCGTATCTAACGATTGGGGATATGCACTTGAATATGCCTCCGAAGAGTTGCAAAACAACCCTAACATAGTGATGGCGGCCGTATCTAACGATGGCTATGCACTTCAATATGCCTCAGAAGAGTTACAAAACAACTATAACATAGTGATGGCGGCAGTGTCTGACGATGGGGAGGCACTTGAATTTGCCTCAGAAGTTTTGCAAGACCATGACATGATCGTTTTTGTGGCCGTATCTAACGATGGAAATGCACTTGAATATGCCTCAGAAGAGTTACAAAACAACTATAACATAGTGCGGACGGCCGTGTCTCAGAATAGAGACGCACTTCAATTTGCCTCAGAAGATTTACGACAAAACTGGTTTGACGTTACGTATCGACACTAACTTGGCAGGATTGTGTTCTGTTCCGAATAAAAAAATTGTACCCCAGTATCAAAACATGTTAGCCGTGCCCACGACATCCCGCTTTTCCAACGCCTCTTCCGACCTGCCGTCGTTCGCCACCACCGTTCCGCTGACGCAGGCCGATTTCACCAATGGGACCTACCGCATCACCTCCCCTGGAGCGTACGTGCTTACGGAAGACATCGTGTTCGAACCGGACGATTTTACCCCGTCCGGGGACCAATACAGCGGTGGTGCCTACCACCTTGGATTTTTCGCCGCCATCACGATCGAAACCTCCAACGTCCTAATCAATTTGAACGGGTTCACACTTTCCCAATCCAAACTGCACCATTTGCAGCAGCGATTCTTTGCCCTGATTGAACTGGCCGATCAACCATTCTTGCCGTCACAAGGCCCATCCCATTTCGGAGACGAACTGGACGCGGCCTCGTCCGTGTGGATCGTCAACGGGATTCTGGGAAAATCGTCGCACCACGGGATCCACGGAAACAACAACCGCGACATCCACATCCAAAACATCTGCGTCGAGGATTTCGAAGTCGCGGGCATCGCTTTGAACGGGTGCAAGGACGTGACCATCGAGCAGTGCAGGATAGGACCCTCCAGCCAGAACGTCCCCGTCTCCGCAGCCTACTCACAAGCAAGGTTCCTGCTGCCCATCCTCAAGCAAGTCACCGGCACCTTACCGTTGCGCACCGGAGTCACGGCTGCAGACGTGCTCGCGGACTTAGAAACCCGGATGGAGGCAACGAAAACCCAAGTCATGGCTGGTGAACCCGTGACCGATGAAATGTTCGCGTTGGCGGGTGGCTTGACAGACGGGGCTGTGGTGGGCATTCAAATTCATTCACCAGGCGTTGCTATCAAAGGCTTTCAGAAAGATTGGGAACGAGGCAGTCAAACCAATATTGTCATTAAAAATTGCCATATACAAGGGTTGAATGCCAAGTCCGTGGAAGTGGTGGCCTACAACAAGTTGAACCCCGATCCAGCGCTGTCGTACGCCAGCAAAAAAGTTCAATCCGGAATTTTCGGTGCGGTCCTACGTTTCGAGCGCATCATGGATGCCGACGGAACGTACAAGCCAGACCCTTTGACGGACGGGTTGTTCGCCGTGTGGAAGCATTTCGGCAAAGGGAACATCGACGATTTGGTGTGGCAGTGGGCGATGAAAGGTGCGGACTTTCATACGTTGTATCCTGTATTGGCCGGGGACAGCATGCACCATGTCATGAAAGGGAACATCGGCATCTTTTTGTCGGGTTGCAAAATCTTCACGGTGGACAACGTCACCATCGAGAACATGTTGAATCAAGGCGCCATGTCGGCAGTGCATCTGCCAAACGCGCAGTTCCATTCCGGCATGAACATGCCGAAGTACAACGGCAACATGTGCCGGGGAATGATGCTTGCAACGTGTTTTGGCGGTCTGGTAAAGAACGTGAGCATCAAAGATTTGTACTGCATGCAGCCGCCGATCGGGATCGAGACGTTTGGTCCGACTGGGAATGTCGTGGTGGAGAATCCGACAATCCTGATGCATCGCGGGGTGGCATTGTTGGGACAGGGTATCGTGCAACAAGGAGATAAAAAAGCCATGCACTGGCAATAAAAAAAATCAATAGTTACTTTTTTTGTAGATGGTCCTTCAAGTGGTCTCGTTCGATTCCAGGAGGATGCAATGTTTTAAAGAAGGCAATTGCTTCCACCGGAGTGTACGTTTCTTCTTGCATCAGGTACCGGCAGACGATGTAGCCAGTCCTGTTCAACCCATGCGTGCAGTGGACCAGTAAGGTTTCCGTTGGATGGGCGGCATGGAAGGCTTTCATGAATTGGATGCACTTTCGCACTTGCTTTTCTTTGATCCGGGAGCGGGGGCCGCCTTGCAATCGAATCTGGCGATAGTTGGGCCATTGCTTTTCCCAAATCGGCGGGGACTTCCCCTGCAAGTCCAGTATCCCTGCCACACCCTTCAAGTCCTTCGCCGAGTTCGGTCGGGGCTTTGGGAGAATCCAGTACATGCCACTCTTCGTTGGAGATGACGTTGGACAGCAGTTCGACGGGCGGTTTCGGGCTTTCGCTGCTGGGTCGCTCGATGCCGTATACGATGGAAGCGTTGGTCTTGAAGTTCAAGTCGTGCAATCCGTGGGCGAAGTGGCAGTCGCTCCCTCGTTTGCAATACCCGTTTTCAAAGTGGCGGCAAAGTCGCACTTTGAGCGGCAGTTCCATTTAATTGGGGGTCGAAAAAAATCCGCGACTCGTATGACCACGGACACATGAATATTTTTTTTCCGGATTGAATAATAAACACCACCATGCCCAACGCGTACATGACAAAAATGGCAAACGCCAAAAAACAAAATTTGGCTTCCTTTACCTACACCGGCGCTGACAAGATAACACGGACCTACAAACGCATAAAAGTTGGTGGACTGGTAACATACAAATGCGTAGGAGAGAATTGCAAAGAAAAGCGTAAAAAAAGCAAGAAACAGCAGCGCAAAGATTTGGCGAAAGCAGCAGCAAAAGCCGCCAGAACACGATCGAAACGCATGAGCGCTAAGAAACGAGCAGCAGCAAAGGCCGCCCGAGACAAGAAGAAACATAATGTAGGGATCCGACAAGCCGCTCGCAAACGAAGCGCGCGTGTCAAAAAAGAAAACAGGGCAGCGAACAAACGAGATCGAAGAGCACGTAGAAAATCGAAAGAGTGTGGCATAGGCGAGCGTTACGTTAAGGGAAAAGGCTGTGTCCTGCGCCAACAATCCCAATTTGCCGGGAAATTCATGACTGGATTTGGAGGCGGGAAACGAAAAATTCGCGTCGGTCCTCGGGGCGGCAGGTACGTCTTGAAAGGTGGAAAAAAAGTGTATTTATAAATCCATATTTCGTAATAATTTTTTTTATTAATCGTACTGGTTCTGCCAATTCACCACCGTCTGCCCATCGTTGGTCGCTTTGACGACGCGGGTATTTTTCTTCCGCATCTCGTTCTCCTCCTTCTCGTTCTTCTCCATCAACATCTTCATCTCGTTCTCGTCTTCTTTGTCGCAGTAATATTGCTCGTGCAAGTCCCAGAAAATCTGGCGGCCGACGCGGAACTCCGGCAACTTTGGATTGGCCTTATACCAAAACACCGAATCTTCGATCTTGTTGCTTTTTGACGCTTTGGAATCGTACACCAGGCATTCGTAGTTTTCCGTGGTAGCGTCCATCGTCTTTGCGAATTGGGCATAGGTATCGAAGAACCCGAAGAACTGCTCCCACGTTTTTTTGCGCGAGGATTGGATGTTGTCCCGCAACTGGAACACCACATCGACCTGACTTCGCAAATCAGGAGGCATGTCCATGGCGTACTGCTGGCAATTCAGGAAAAAGATACGTCGATGGCGCCCGTTCATGAACAATTGCCGGAATACCTTTCCTGTTTCTCCACGAAAGATCCCTTTGTCGTACATGCAGTCGTCCAACAGCAAGAACACGTTGCTGCCATGCCCACGTTTCCAGTGCTGCCGCTGCAACGCCATCATCTTTTCGACGGCGGGCTGGTTGAAATCGTTGTAGATCCACGAGGAGGGCAAAAACGTGCCGAGACTCTCGCTGGATTCCTCGGTCGGCGACATGGCAATTCCAAAATCCAACTTGTCCTTGACGTGGTACATCAAATCCCGCATCAGCGTGGATTTTCCGGTGCCCCGCTTCCCCAGCAAGAGGATGACGGCATCTTTCTTTAACGTCGTCGGGTCCCACTTTTTGATTTTCAATTTGGACATACTATTTTACCATGTTCCTGCTAAAAAAACCCGTTGATTCCCAACGCAAAAAAACCTCGCCGGTTCCACAAAATGTATATCCCGTGCGCCAGCATCTTGTTCGACCTGTTGCCGTTCCTCGACGGTATTTTGCCGCTGCGAGCCACCTGCACGTTTTACCTCGAGCACTGGATGGAGTACAAAGCGCACAAGTACGATCACGATTTCCAACTGATTTATCCCAGCCGGTCCATGATCCGGATCGACCAATGCATGTTCTGCTTGCGGTGCACTTCCAAATCCAAATCGTACTGCATTCGCTTCGGTTCTTACCCCCGAGGTGTATTTGTATACTGCCCGGGCTGTACGTACCCGTTCGTGTTAAACTACAAAAAATACATGGAGCAATCCTCGAAGCAGGTCGTAGTCAACACCATCCTGCCGACGCCATGCCAGGTACCTCGATCTAACGGCGGCACCTCGGAGGGATGGGCGATGCGAGGCTACCTCACCCGCAAGAACGGCGTGGCGTGCGCGTGGGAGGAGAAGGGCGGGTATTTCGAGAAGTACGTTCCGCTGAGACAAATGTTGGCGCAACTGATCGAGCCGCCACGGTATATGAAGTATTTGTGAAAAAAATATAGGTATTCTTAAGGAGTCGAGAATTAGGATATTTGGGCAATTTTCACCTATCCTATGATGTTCCGTCCTATCCCGTCGGCCGAAACGCGAGAAAAAAAAGTAAAAACAAAAAATCAAATATGAGAACAAGATCATCTACAAACTTCATTGTACCCAGAGTTTATACCAAATCGGTCGATAGTTTGTGTTTTGCAAAATGTAAAGATTCTGATATATGACATTCGATACGATACCACAACAGTCATGAAATATTCATCGCCACCATCCCCATCTAGGTCTGATGGGCACGCTGCCCGGACTTATGTGTGTCGAATGTTGCCATTGACAACTTCCCATGTGTTGTAATTTAATTCTTTTGTAAGCATAACATGTACCTAACATGTACCGCCGATGCGCGTTCATCCCAGTCACTCTTTTTCTGTCGTTTGGTACCCATTGAGCCGCTCCCCAAGAATTTTGTAAGTCGTAATTGTTTAATGCTTTGAAGCACTCTGGTGCACCGATATTTTTTTTGTAGACCCCTAACCCATCAGCGACGTAGCCTTGTCCAACTCTTCCAGAACCTAATTTATGTGTTGGCCACGGATCCCCCTTAATATACCCTCGCTTCCAAACCAGTGCGTAGTTATATACATTGTTGCCGCCGCAAGGTTGCCACCAACCCGACCCCCCGGTCCACGGGTTAGTACCGGTGGAACCGTTCATAACACTCAATTGAACGGGTGGTTTGTTTTGTTTGAATGTGGTAAAGTTCGACATAGGATAAGTGGTGATAGTTTTTTTATCCTCTCTTGGAAAAAAAATTTTGGTCACACGAGAAAAAATTTTGGTCACACGAGTAGTTACCATGGATTTTACAACAGGACAAATTGGTCCCTTCTCTTCCCTAATTCTCGTTGTTGTATACGCAACCATATGGAGGTGTATGGCAGGTTGGAAGCAGCAGATTCTTGAGATGGAAGGTCGAACGTCAAAAAATTATACCCAGCGGCGGCTGTTCAATGCGGCCAACCGAAGGTTCCGGTAAAAAAAATTAAACATATTTATATTTTTTTAAACCATTGCGGATCGTTACGGCTTTACTTCAGGAACCACGATTTTTAAGTTCTTCGTGTTTTTCGTGAATTTGTACGCGTTCTTCCAATACATATCGATCAAAGTTTGCTGGACCGGGATCTGCTTTGATGTATAGAAGACTATGGTTATGAATCAGGTAATTATTTTCTCAAGTTAATCCAAATGATATTTGTATTCATACTTGTAGTATTGATAGTTGTGGGAATATTATCCCATCATTCCACGGCACTCAAGCAGGATCTCATGGCGCGGGCGGAAGCATTGGAGCAACTTATCGCAACCCAGTCGCTTCCTCCTACAATAGAAATTCAAGGAAACATCTTCGATCCGTCCAAAATTGTACGAACCAAAAAGGAAGTGGAGGATATTTTGAACCTGTTTGGTAACGACCTGGTTTATAAGTGGGACCGCGGCGTGATCCAGTACCAATTCGGCCGGTTGGATCTGGCCCCGCACTTGATCTTGAACAAGTACCGGGTGGCAGACGTGGTGTTGATCGCGGCGCATGAAATTCTAGCGCACCACATGCAGCGGTTCAACTTGTTCCAGACGGTGGCATCGAAGGAGAAAGAGGCGATGGACGTGGAGGGAAAAGTGTTGGACATGTATGGGTTGGAACGGGTCAAGAACGAGTGGAAACTGATGCGGCTGGTGCGCGCCATGATGGGTCTAGCGAAGGATCCAAAGGTCGTATGGAATCGTTTCCCACACTCGCGATTTTTCACGTACAAGGAAATAGTACAAGCAGATGCTGCCAAATGGCTGTATTACATATAAAATTTTACTCCACTACTCGATATACAAAATAAGATTGTCCTTCAGGGCTGCTTCGCTTGATTTCTACCAATTCTCCTGGTGTCAGACCATAGTATTTCACAACCGGGTCGGTCCTTAGAATTTTCGGGCATTGATTCAAGTGCACTGAGTGCTTCAACAAAAATTGATCGGTTTCTTCGCTATCCATAACGCGATGTTGCGGCACCAACACGTGCTTCGTTACATTGTAATACAACCGTTTGGCTTGAAATGTTTCGACGTTGTTGTACTCTTTGATGGCTTGTTTCGCGTAATATGTGACGCTGCTCTCGTACACCAAAATCACCCGGTCCCTCTGGTTCTCTCCTTTGATCTCTTCTAAGATATCGCGGATGTCATGGACGCCCAATCCTTTTTTTTTATTGAAGCAAACATGCATCGTATGGTCATCTTTCTCTCCCACAATTTTCATTGCCTCCGGTTGGTAGCAAATGTTGTCGTAACCCCGGTCGGTCAGCATCTCCACCACCGTCTGGGAACACTTCTTGTATTGCATCATAATCTTTGGCGTTTCTTCCAAAAATACGTTTTCCAAATTTTTGGATGAACTTATCGAAACAACTCATGATATTGTTGATTGTTGTTCAAGTATATATATATTCTTGTTTGCGTATTCTATGTATGCATACCGGTTTACCGGTGAATCGAAAACGGGTGGATCGGATCGAAATCGATTTTCGTCAAGGAGGATTGATCGGATGCGGAATCGGGCTCTTCTTCCACAAACAATTCCGCCACTTTGGTCTGAATGATTTCCACGTCTCGCTCCGTCAATTGGCCTGTCTGATTTTCCACCTGTTCCGCGTCGTGTTTGTATCGTTTGATGGTTTCTCGCGGTACGGGATCAGAGGTGTAAGGGACTTCGTAGGGAAGAGTGAACCGATAAATCTTGATTCCATGGATATCCTTATACCCATCGGCCGCCGGCAATTGCATGCATATTGGCATGTGGTCCGGACATGACAAGTAGATTTTGTTCTTGTCTTGCTTCACTTCGGCAACGTAAGCCGTATGCGTTTGTGGTGCGGCGTTTCCCATTTTTTTTTCTATTGATCCAATAAAATCATGCAGGAAGTGACCGAGCCCGGACCTATAAGAGACGACATCACGGACCAGTTGAAGGCGTTGGGGCAGCAGTTGAAGCAATCGAACAAAGCAAAGAAGAAACCCAACACGTTCTCTCCCTTTTGCGCCTGGATCCTCGATGTGCACCACGTAGTTTTACAAGGTATGATACCAGGAATGGAGATGGACACCGCAAAATTGTCCGAGTTGATCCAGCAATACGAATCGGAGATCGAAACTTTACCTTGCGACTTGAAACAGGGAAGCGATGCACGGCACACCATCTTGAAGCAGAAAATTCAAGTGCAAGACAAGGCATACGAGATGATTGCAACTGCGGTGGTTCAGTCATGGGATCGAGTCCATCGCCTCAAGCAAGACTACGAGAAGCGGAACCAACGCCGCAACATAGATACCGACAACACCGCGCTGCAATGGGTGCAATGGGTGGACACCAACGTCCCTGGGCCTAATAACAAGACGCGTCAAGTGTTTCGGGAGGAAGACGACGAGGTGCCATCGAGCGTGGAAAGCACGTATCTCGAATCCCACGCGGCGGCAACTGCGGCTTTGAAAGCACTTGACGAGGTGCGAAGGTCGATGAACGAGTTCTGGACCAGCGCCGACATCAATACGCCGCTGGACACCATGGAAACGCTGCGCCAGCAGGAGACCAACTTGATGCAGGCGGCGGTGGAAGCGGTGCAGTACCGGACGGTGGCACGACATCGCATGTTGGAAGAGAAGCACCGCCAATTGCTTCCCAACTTGCCGATGGAAGACGAGGGGGTGGACATGGAAGACATCGAGTTGCTGAAGGCGCAAATCTTAGGCACCATCAACGACGAGAAGTTGCGGCGCAAAGCGTTTCGGTACCAGGAGGTTCGCGAAATGATTATGAATGCCGTCATGTACGAGACATCGCGCATTCAGAGTGCAGTCAGCACCTTGTACCAGAGCATGTTGGTGCAAGTGCAAGCGTGCAACGACGACTTGAATGTCGTGGAGCAGCATCTGGCGCGCCAAAAAAAGGACGTTCCGGAATTGCCAGATTGCGAGCATTCGATGGAGTTGAAGCGCCGGCAAGCGGTGTTCCGGATCGTCAAAAGCCATTCGTTCGTGTGAACATTTTTGGACATGATGGTAAAAAAAATATTATTATTCCTATAATTTTGAATTAATCCTGCAACAGGTGCATCATCACGTGCCGGCTCAACCGGCAGTCCTGCTTCACATTCCCCACGAACCCTTCTCGTCGTCTTATTCGCATGATTCTTTCCTCGATCGTGTCTCGCAGAATCAGCCGATGCACGTGTACATCCAACACCTGGCCGATCCGGTGGACCCTCCCAACTGCCTGGTCCTCTAAGGCCTCGTTGACCGCAGGCTCCACCAGCACAACGTCCGTCGCATTGTTCAAATTGATCCCGCATGCCCCGCTCCGCATCGACAAGAACAAGATGGTGTTCTGCTCGTCCACGAAGCGCTGCAACTCCAACGCCCGTTTTTTTTGCGCTGTGGAACCTTGAATATGGCAAGTCGGATGCGGGCACCTCTTCATCAATTGATTCAGCGTCTGGAGGTACTGGGAAAACACCACAATCTTCGCATTCGGACGCTCGCTTCGAATGGTTCGAATGCAATCGAACACCGCCAACAACTTGACGGAAGGTGGTTCCTCCTCTGCTGTTTCTTCCACTTCGGGCGGTTCTTCCTCCTCCACCAACCGCAACGTTTGCGACTGCTCGATTCGCGATCGACACAAAGGGCACCGGGTCACGCGACTGCTGCCGTGGCGAAACAATTGCAACGAACATTCCATGCACAAGATATGGCCACATCGAGTAATCACCGGGCTTTCCGGGGCGCACAAGCAGATCGGGCACTGCCGGTCTTCCACCACCTCCGCAATGCTGGACACCACCGACGACGACGAAGACGACGGTCTCCGAATGGGTGGTTGATGTTTCAAGGAACCATTCGAGCAGTACCGCCGCAACTGCTCCACATGGCCCATCAACTCCCCCATCGACATTCGGCTCGTCAGCGTCGGCAGCAACGATTCGTACACTACCGTGGGATCCAACGCAAGCAAGGTTTCGTGCACGTGGATCGGGGGCAACTGGATGATCGGGTCGCCGTTGCCGTACTTCTGCACCCTGGTGTAGGCATGGCACATTCGCTTCAGCAAATACGACAGCCGGTTGCCCTTTTGGAACACTTCCCTCGATCGAAACAGGCTTTGGAACATCCCGTTCGTCCATTCGGTCGGGTTGAACATCTTGAGTTGGCCGTAAAAATCTTGCATCCGAGTCTGTATGGGCGTGGCCGTCACCAGCCATTTGTTCCGCGCTTTCAAAGCATACAGAAACGTCGCCGTGACCGACGTGTGGTTCTTGATGTTGTGGCTCTCGTCCACCACCAGCCGGTGCCAATCTTTCTCCAGCAGCGGCGTGTTGCTGGTTCGCGAGCGCATGACCCCGTAGGTCGTCAATACCACGTCGACTTCCAAATCCACGTCCTGCTTCTTCGCGCCGTGGTAGACGCCCACGCTCAAATTCGTCTTGTTGTCCAATTCTTTTTTCCACTGGGAAAGCAAGGTTGTTGTGGTGACCACTAGCGTTGAGCCCCGCCGCTGGAGGAAGAGGCCGAAGCACATGATGGTCTTGCCCATGCCGAACTCGGTGCACAGAAACCCACCACCCGCCATCGAGAACGGACGACGCCGCCACCAGTTGATAATTGGGGAGTAGTAGAGGTTCTCGTCCATCTGGACGAACATTTCGTACGGCTCGTCTTCTCGCTCCAGCATCCAATTCACCGTGTCCACTTGGAACGGCTTCAGCAGCGTGCTCAATCCCCTCACGTTGCCCAATGCTCCAGGAACAGCAGGTAGTTCTCGCCGAAGATGCCGCATGAAGTCGCCAATGCTGTCGCAATTTGGACTCACGTCTACTTCCGAGGCAATCGTTTGCACACTGGCCGGAACGCTAGGGTGCAAATGCGCCAGCACAAAATTGTTGTCTACCCTTGCAACTTCATCCACGTTGCCGTAAATGCGGTAAAACCGGTACGCCGTCTCCCGCAAAAACAACTTCATGTTCCAGAAAAACAACACCTCGCAACTCAACTGCATCCGCCGCCGGCGAGAGGGGTGGCCCAGCAACGTCTCCTTGGTGACCGTCTGCCCGTACCATTCCATCGCAGCGCCGTTTTCCAATTCCCTGCCGTCCTCGATGCATCGCCGCAACTTCTCCGGGTCCATCTTGTGCTTCTCGAAGGCCGGGTCGTGGATGCTGCGGAAGAACCACACCCAGTACCCGATGTCGTTGCTGGTCACCATGGTCGGCTGCAACTCGAATTGGGTGGCCCAGCAACTGCGGTTCCGTATGTCGAAGCGAGTGATGGGAGGGTAAGACCAGCCCAGGGCCATCATGCGATCCCGGTACATTTCTAAAATTAACCCTTGTTGAGGAGATCGAAACAGTTTCAGCCGCGAATCGCCGTTGATGGCGTCCAGCAACGTGGACGTTTGCAACATCATTTTCGTGACCGAATCGATGTCCCACTCCGTCGTTTCCAGCATCCGCCGCATTTTATCCGGGTCGCTGGCGCAGGTGACGATGGAGCCATCCTGAAACCGGATCGGCGTGTCGCGTAAGTAGCCGCTGGGCATCGCCATGGTCACAAAAATGTCTTTTTCGCGGAAAAGGGACGGGTCGTCCAAGCACATCTGGCGGTCCATTGGTTTGCGATCTTTTTTTTTTCGCGTCGTCTTGTTTTCTTCGGGGTGCCAACGCACTCCGAAAAAAAATACGAATTAGATTTAATGAGAACATTTGCAATCATCCCCATGACAGTGTATATTAAAAATAATCAACTACCTCCACTACCCGTGTCTTGTAATCGAATAGGGTAAATAGCCAAAAATAGTGCACTGCCGATCAGTGCGAGTGCCAGCCATGTAAGCATGTAGATGGTATCCGTGGACATGTTGGTTTGTTTTGATATTACTCCAGAAAATAAAATACTCACTTATTTTTCACAATCGATCCAGCGTGACGTAATTCATGTTTCCTTGCTGCACCGACCCGACCGCATACCCGGCCAAAAACGTGATTCCCACGATGATCTTCGACGAGGAGCCCGACGTCTCCAGCACTTGTGCATTGAAGCCATCCGACTTGTCGTAGGGGAACGCCAGCCGGAACGGCTTGCCCTCCACCGACATCAACTCGATGCTTATTTTTCCGTGCCGCGGCATCGCCTGGTACAACGGGGAAGGCACAGACAAGGCGTTTGCGCCAGTATCGACCAGCACGTGCCGAGCATGGCCTTTCTCGATCGCTTGTCCGTTCAATCGCAAGCCTTGAATTTGCACCAACCCGCGATCCATCGTGAGGAAGTGGTTGGCGACGTAGCAATCCATTCCAGGAACATAAAGCAACAAACTGGCATCGTGCAGTTGCCGTACGTGAATCGAGAAAGCCCGCGGAGAAACGGGCATCATGGCACGGAGAAACACGCTGTTGGCGTTCAACCCCACGATGTTGTAGTTGGACGTCCCATGGAAGTTCATCGCGACGTTCACGTTGGCTTGGGTGGTCAAGCACTTCTTGTCGCTAGCAAACGGCAGGGCCGTGGGGAAGGATTCAAAGTTTTGGTTGCACTGGTACCGAAAGGTGTTGAGGGTGATGTCGGCCACTTCGTCCTGCACTTTGGACGATTGCGAACCGTAGGCTACTTTGGAAACTGGCCCTTGTTTGGTACACGAGACACAATCGCTGCCGCTGACCAGCAGGCGCGTGGAGCCAGTGTCCACTGCCGCCTTGACCCACGAATTGTTGATTTGGATGTCCATGAGGAAGATGTTGTTGTGGTCTCGGGAAAGGGGGATCAACAGAGTGTCCCTGCCGTTGTAAGGCCGGCACGTGTTGGATGGCGCAATAAGAATGGGACTTTTGTTCCTCCCCACTACCAGGATGAGTATAAGTGAAAGGAGCAGCAGGACAATGAGCGGGTAGAATCCGGTTCCTGCTCCGTTCATTTTCTTGTATTTTTTGTTAGGGGTGGAAAAAAAATGCCAGTGAAGACCCGGGCATCCAAAAAGAAAAAAGCCACCAGTGCGATTGAAGGGGTATCGGTGGCCGACGTGCGAAGGTGCCTGGATTTCATACGCCGGTCTTACAAGAACGACGAAAGCGCGTTTCATATGGCCATACCGATCGAGGGGTTGGAAGAAACCTACACGATCGAATCGTTCTGTTTTGAGTTTGTCAAGGGAACCCATACCAAACGAGTGAAAAAATAAAAAAAAGTTCAAACTATATTTTTTATTTTTTTCATACAGATCAAATGATCGTCCACCAATTCTGGTACAACTTGACCCCCTCCCCATCGTTGCGCGCACTGAACCTCTACTCGATCCGCAGCATCCTCAAACAGGGCCATACCTTGTACTTATGGGCATACCAACCCTTTGACAATCTGCCGTCCAATAATCCACGGTTCCAACTCCAAGACTGCAACCAGTTAATGTCGTTCCGCGAGTTTCAAGGCTACCTTGACAACAACATCCATATTGCCCACGTATCCGATTTGATCCGTATTCTTGCCCTGAAACAGTACGGTGGGTGGTGGCTGGATTCGGACTCTCTTTTGCTCCGACCGTTGCCTTCCGCAGACGCTTACTACTTCGCCACGCTTCCGGCCAAGCGGGTGGGAGGTGGCTTCTTCCACTACGAGCGCAAGCCGGCGCGATGGGCAGGATCGAAGCATTTCATTGGCTTGGATGGGAAGGACGAGTTCAACAATTCCCCGTTCTTCGTGAAATCGGCCGACGACCCGTGGGTTGAAGAGATCGAAGCCTTCATCCGCAAACAATTCGAAAAAAAGAAGGCTCTGCCTTGGCGAACCGTCTTGAACAAGATGCAAGCGTCGATCGTGGAGCACCAGATGCACGACTACGTGCACCCGGCCATCGACTTTTGCCCGCTGCCGTTCTGGATGCGGGACAACCCGTTCAAAGATGCGCTGAACCAGCCCCAGACGAAATTCGGCGCGGTGATCCCCTCCATCGACGAGATAGTGGAACGATCGACGGTGGTCCAGTTGTTTTTCATGTCGAGCGAGAAGGCGAAAACGGCGGATCGGGACGATGCGTGGCTGGAAAAAATGCTAGCCACCTACCCCGACTCGGCACTGAATCGGTTGTTCACGCATTAACTATAAAATTAATCTCCAAAGTTGGAGCATTATTATTATAGAACTAACAATTCCGGATAAAAGACTCATGGTAAGTGAGTACGAAAATCCAAAATATACAATCAAAGTCGTTAACCAAGGGATCGCGGTTTCTACTATGATTCTTTGGCCACACGTCTCATCGCAACCGTGAGTTGCTCCTCGTATATAACTGAAAGTGGAAAGACCTAGTAATATATAAAATAAAACTGAAAATAGTAAATATTCGAATAAATATCTTAAAATGTTTGGCATGCTGGTTATTTTGTATTACCATCATTTTTTTCCACGGTAGGATCGGTGTTATTGTTTTCACCCAACCATGCAAAACCATGCAAAAACAAGAATTCAAAGTCGGGTTGGTCGGTCCTGCAAAATCGGGCAAAACCGCGTTTGTCAGACGATTGGCCCATCGCGAGCGCGCCCAATACGCACCGACGCTAGGGGTGGAGGTGACTCCGGTGGATCTGGATGCGCAACATCGTGCGAATATATGGGATTGCGGCGGGGAATACATTGGACTTGGAAAAGAATACATAGTTGACAGTGACTTGATTATTGTTTTCGGGGATGATGATGACTGGATACCGACCGGTTTACCTTGGATTCGAAGAAGTAACGTAAGGTGTCTGGACGACATGAAAAAAGCGTTGGTGGTGTACTGCCGGTTGTAAATGGTAAAAATAATTTTTTTTTCTCCTCCACAACCAAAACACACCATATGTCCGAAAAAATTATCATGGTAAATCCAGCGGGAGGATCCTCCACGCAAACGCTGCTGATCGGCGGATTGCTCTTAGGCGCCATCGTTCTCGTCATCGTGATGATATCTGGGTGGAATCCACTCAACATGTTCAAGGACCTTTTCAATACGGGGGTCAAGACGGTGAAAGCCCTCACCTACTCGACGTACGACAGTCGCAAGGGGAAGTGCGGTTCCAAAGCCGTGGGAGGGTTGCGAGCCAAAAAAGCCTGCTTGCAAACGCAAATCAATTATTGCAGCAAAGGCGGAGTCTTCAACAATGGCGGTGGGCAGAACGTCAAGTGTTTCACCGATCGCGCAGTGCCGATGTGCGACAACAACGAATGGTGCGTCGATGAAAACGGAAAAAAGGTGCCATGTCCCTGCTATCCGGACGACGTGAGTTGCGCAATCTTCAAAAAACCGAACAATTACAACGTGAAGAAGGATGGAAACGCCAATCAAAAGTGCCAAGGGGACTTGCAAGGCGGACCAAAATGCCTGGCCGATTGCTGCGCAGCGCAAAAAAAGTACTGCGACGCCAACACTGCGGGAGATTTACTCGGTAGTTACGCCACATGCATGTCCCAGCGTGGATGTGCTTAGACGTATTCTTCCGTGGTTGCACAAGGCTCGTATCCAGTCCGCGTCACCATGCTGAACCACTTTTTGTTGATCTCGTCCTGCTTTTTCTTGTAGCACGGGCGAAGGCAACAAGTCATCAGAAACATGCCCACCGAGCCGGCGGAGACCCACTTCTTCCACATATCGATTTTGTTATTTTTTTTAACGCGTAGAAATAAATATATATATATGCGCGCTGCTTTTTTATTTCTGCTTGTTCTGTTCCTATGTTTTCTCACCTATTTCTATCCAGTGCTGCGATGGTTCTTCAGCGGGGTCGTCAGCAGTATTGGCCTCGGAACTGGAGCCAACACCGGCGTCCTTTTCCTCATGCCTTACACCGCCTCCGTCGCCAAAGCCCACGGGACCTCGTTTTGGACCCCGTACCTCGAGACGTTGCCAGCGACCATACTGCATGCCGTCGGCAGCGCCTGTGGGGAGTTGCCGCCCTTCTACCTCGCCGATAAATTGGTAACCAAACTTCCCAAGGCGCAAATCGACTGGATGATCAGGTACATGCAGGCCTACGGGTGGTGGATGATCTTCGCCTTTGCCTGCTGGCCATCTATGTTCTTCGATATGTGCGGCCTGTGCGCCGGCCTGTTGAAGGTGGATACCCCGACGTTCCTGAGCGCGACGGCGGCTGGGAAAGTGGTGAAATCGTGCGTGCTGTCGGCCACGTTGGTGCTGGCAGTGCAACAAGGGAAAGATGTGCTGCCGGAGGTGCCCCAGACCGGTGCGATCTCCTACATCGGATACGGCGTCACCGCGTACGCATTGGTCACCACGTGCAAAGCGTATCATCAAGATGAAAAAAAATTACTCAATTAAATTAGTTGGAGAATGATAAGCCGCCCAATGTACCAGTTGTACAATGGTCCGGTGTGTGTTGGTTGGAATCATATTGGCTGCATGTACTTTTTAAAGGTTTTTTTGAATGTTGTAAAAAGTATGAAAGGGTGGTTTTTGTACCACCATCCTTTTGTAGATGTTTTTTGGCCCAGTCCTTAGTGATTAGAGGATCCGGATCCTCTTTAATTGCACCATTGGGTTGGGACTCATCAGGGCAAGGACACATGCACCATTTTTTTGACATGTTTATAGTTTTGAGTTGTGTGTGTTTTTATCTTATGTGTAGAAAAAAAATAATTATTTTAAAAATTTTACGGCATATTTGGATAAGCCATGTGTAGATGGACCATGTCTAAGGATACCCCCCGGACCATCCTTTGTTAGATATTTGGCCCTTTCCTTATCTATTTTTTGTTGGCGCGGAAAATGTGAGGCAATATTACAATTATGAATTAATTGATTGCAGCGGCTCCTTATGGGTGCATATCTATCTGGAGCAGAGGTTGGTATTGATGGTAAGTTTTGGCATTGATGGACCTCAGATGCCAATGCTTTCTTATCTCCAGGGTTAGGATTGTAGTGTAGAAAAAAAATATTTATTTTACGGCATATTTGGATAATAAATAACCTTGGTGCTGGTGGTGGTCTAAGATAATACGATATAATATTTTTACTTCTCGTATATATAAATATATATATGAGTAAGAGAACATTTTATATATATAGTCGCCATAGTATCATATATAACACTGACCCGTTTATTGTACTCCGTTTGTAAAGTCACTATTTTTAACTACCCCATTCATCATTGCCAGCATTTAGCAGTGTTTTTGGAAAGAAACCAGGAAGGGTATTTCCGGCAACAAGTGCCGCGACGAGGAGAAGTATCATGATGGTGGTGGAGATTTTCATGGGTGTTTTTATCTTATGTAGAAAAAAAAAATTATTATTTTAAAAATTTTACGGCATATTTGGATCGATCGAATCCGCGCTCTTTCGCTGCATCTTCGCAACTGCGTGGAAGGTTCCAATAGTTTTCGAATTCCATTTTTGGCCACATTTCATGAGGCTGCACCACTAAGCCATCTTCCAACACATGGATATAGACTTGCAGGGTTTTGAAATTTCCCCCCCATACTTGGGGCATGTAGGCTTTCGTCATCACTTGTGTCGCATTTAATTCTATACGGTTCCTCTTGTAGAGATTACGCACATCCACTATATTCTTGTGTTTTCCTTTTTCCAATCTACTTTCGACACTGTAATTTTTACAATCAACATTGATCGGTACGTTGTTCTTTTTTTGTTTCATTGGCACGAAACATTTCTTTGCTCGCATATGAAGATCGTATAGTTCTTTGCCACGAAAATATATGCCACAACCTTTGCACGTTTGTTGTCTCTTTTTTCTTTGTTCTCTTCTCTGCTTTTTGGTAGTATTTTTAGCCATATTTGTTTTTGTTTGAGGAATATTTGTTTGGATATATAATATATATATGAAGATATAATATATATATATATATATATTAACTATATATATTCATTTTTAAAGTTCATCATTGCGCAAAACGCATTATTTCCATTTGTAAAAAACCTTAACCACCTTACCGGTAAACCGGAGAAAACCCTACCAAAAATAAAACTGGGATATATCTATCTTATATATATATCTATATAATATATATTTATATATTGAAACACGAAATGGAGTCGTTTAACCATCTGTTTAGCAAACGCAGGACCTTTAACAAGCAAGATGTATCGTTTCCGTTGAATCTCCACGTCTTGGATATCATCGTGCGCTCCACCGAAGCCGCTAGAACCACGGACATTTCCTCGGCAAAGATTCCCGACCCCATCGAAAAAGAGGAAGAAGAAGAAGTGTTCGTGTACATTGTCGGGGCACAACAGGACGGCTCCTCGGTTTGTGTGGAAGTGACTGGGTTCCGCCCCTTCTTGTATTTCTCGATTCCCCAAAGTTGGACTGCGGTTCATGTGAAAACGTTTGTGTCGTTTTTCATGCCAGAGGTCGACGTGGCTATTGAACGGCGGTGGAAATTTTTCGGGTACGAACCGAACCAATACAAATTTGCGAAATTGAGTTTCAAAACGTTGAAAGCATACCACATATTCGGCAACATGTTCCAATACAACAAAACCAAACACGTGAAGCGGGCGCGGCAACAGTTGAAAACGCTGGCGATTCCCATGCGGTACAGAGACTCCTTCGACGTGCACATGAAAATGTCGGACTTGGCGCTTTTTTTTCAAATCCACACCGGCATCACCGTCTCCAAATGGGCACGTCTGGAGCGAGGAGACATCTCCACCCTGCCGTTCAGCAGCACTTCCCACTCGCTGTGCGCCACCATCCAGGACATTTCACCATGCACCGAGATAGACGGGTTGCCACCCCTCGTAGTAGGCAGTTTCGACATCGAAGCGTACTCTCCGTCGGGAATCTTTGACTCACACAAACCAGAAAACAAGGTTATCAATATTGGTATTGTTATCTCCATTTATCCTGGAACCGATACCATACGACTGGTACTGTGTCTGGGCCATCCGACCCCGTCCACCG